GTAACTGTTATATATAAAGCAAGGGCGAAAAGCTGATTTTGTTTAAGCCTATCGCCCATTCTTATCATAGAAGATCATATTTACAGACTTTTCTTCATAGTCTCTACGATGGAGAAGATCACGATGACATAGATGATTTTTAAGTATAATAAAAGGGCGGTTAACCGCCCTTTATATTTATTATTGTACAATGCTGTCAATATCAAAAGAAAATCCTAGAACCTCTCCGACATCCGTGCATTTTCCTTTTACTGTTACCGTATCACCTTTTTTTAATGTTTTGACAATTTCTAGTTGTTCTTCGTTTTTAATAAAGCATTGAACGTTGTATAAAGAAAACTCATCATCTGAATCAAGAGAAATATAATCTCCGTTGCTATCAATATTGCTTAATTTTCCTGTTATTTCTAAATACTTGTCTTTATATGTATCGCTTGCGCCAACAGCATTTTCGTTTAACGCTGCAACCATATCGTTTACAGATACTTGCGTATATTCAATTTCTTTTTTCTGATCATTGCTTGCAGTATCATTTTCAGATCCACCGCCAAGAGCAGCTCCAATAATTCCTATTACAACAATTGCAATAATGATCCATTTTAATTTTCCACCTTGTTTTTTACGACAATTAGGACAAACCTTAGCTTTTTTTGGTATTTCTGACTGACAATGTTTACATATCTTCGTATCAGTATTTTCTTGTTTCATTTTTAAAATCCTCCCTTTTGTATGATACAGGTACATTATCGCAGATATGGTGATAAAAAGCAATCAAATATGGTGAAAAAATTTATAAAAAATTAATATTATATTTTTGAGAGAAAAACACTTGACAATTATTGTACGGATATATATTATAATATTTGTACGGACAAAAAGTGAAAGGAGATGATTTTATTAGTCCAGCAGGAAGACCAAAATCTAATAATCCTCAAAGTGAAAGATTTGAAATTAGATTAACTAAAGGGGAAATGGAAGATTTGGAATATTGCTCAAATGAATTGCAATCAAGCAAGACAGAAGTTGTTAGGCGTGGAATTGCATTGGTAAAAGAAACTTTAAAACAAAAGAAATAGAGCGTTTTACCCGCCACCAACGAAATAAACGCTCTACAAAGCACACACCAAAGGAGTATGCACAATCATTGTATCTCTTTTTGGTGTAGTTGTCAAACATTGAAAGGAGATTTTTTATGGACAAATTTTTAGAAATCACATTTGAAAACCAGATACTTGCAACAAAAGACGGAGATAAATTCGTAGAATATTTCGCTCCGTTTATGGAAAAGCTGAAAGGAATTGTCAGCGCAGAACTGTATGAGGAGTTTGACGAACTGTTAAACGGTTGCGCCAATCAGAATAACATATTCTATGGCGTGCAGGGAATGAAGCTTGCTATGGGTGTTCTTGACGGAACATATCAGTTGACGGTTTAGGAGGTGTAGATCATGAGTGATGTTATGACAGTTCGAAAGAGCTGGAATAGGAAAGATATTACAGGACAAACATTTGGCTATTTAACTGCAATTGGATACGATCATTTTGATGGTAAGAGTAGTTATTGGAAATTTAGATGTAAATGTGGAAACACTGTTATACGTTCTTTAAAAAAATTAAGAGAAGCGAAAACTCCTAGTTGCGGCTGTTACGCAGAAGAAATAAAAGCAGAAGCGAAAAGGAGACGTGATGAAAAAGAATCTAAAAGTAAATACTATCACGAAAATGCAAAATGCAATCGAAATCTTGAGGGAAACAAAATAGGAAAACTAAAAGTGATTAAGTTGCTTTCAGAAAAATCTGGAATAGACGCTGAATATTTGTGCAGATGCGATTGTGGAAACGCTGTAATAAAAAAGCAGAAATACTTGATAAACACTTCTAATAATCACAGTTGTGGTTGTGGAAGAAAGAATGCTGCTTGCAGGGATAAATCAAGGAATAGATTGCTTGGTATATATAGAAATATGATTTATAGATGTTATAACAAGAACAGTTCATCTTACAAATATTATGGAGAAAAAGGAATTACGGTTAATAAGATTTGGCTCGGAGACAATGGCTTTGAAAAATTTTATCAATGGGCAATACATAATGGATATAACGATGAATTGACGATTGATAGAATAAATCCAAACGGTAATTATACACCAGAGAATTGCAGGTGGGCTGACGCAGAAACCCAAGCTAATAACAAAACAAACAACATTCACGTTCAATACGAAGATGAAGTAATGACTTTATCAGAGTTTTGTAGAAAATTAGGATTAGATTACAAAATGTCAAGATTGATTATACAAAATGATTGCGTTTTTTCTGGAGAATATATCGAAAAAATATTGCAGAAAAAAACAAATCCCCCCCTATAGTTAAAATTGAAGTGAAAAATGAACTAAAAAATATCGAAAATTTTATTGCAAAAATTTTTAAAGCCCCCCCTATATACTTTTATGGGTCGAAATTTCAGATAAAATCCGTTGAAAATTTCACACCGATTTTGAACCGATTTTAAGGCTGGAAGTAGTGCGGAACTGCCAAAAAAAACGCGGACTTTTAGCGCATTTCTTCTGGTGATCTGTCGAACTGACAGCGCACAACATAACTGTACACGCTCGTATTTTGACCGTATAGCGCATTTTGTTATAAAAGCATGAATTATAGTGTAAACGGTAAAGATGTCTCATATCGTCAAATATAGACTTTTTCATGGCATTTGTCAAGGTGCAGAAAAAGCCCGGAATAATTCCGGGCGCGTTTTAATAGCCAAATACAAGCCAGTATATAAACATAAAAAAAGATTGATCCAAACGATAAAGCGAACAGCTCAAGCCATTCAATAAATACTTTTATTTTTCTTTTCATTTCCATCACCTCTTAAATTTTAATAACTGGCAGTTATGCTGCCGCCGATCAGCTACAACCCGGCATCTGATACGCTCACGCCGGAAAGCGGATATTTTTAATAAATGGAATATATCAACCCAAAAGGCAGCCGGGGAATTGCGCCCCGGTTCGCTGTCCTGCCTATTTTAAATGATTTAAAAATCAATATCCATTTCGTCCAATGCTTCGGCGATTGCTTGCCATAAAAGATAACATCTAATAGTAACGTCAAAATATTCCCAGTCATCAGATAAAAATTTATCTGCTACGGTTTCGGAGTCAATGCAAAATTCTCTGATTGCTTCTTGTAATAAGTCCATGTTATCGAGTACATACAAGGAAGCCTGTACCCTGTTAAACGTATATGATCCGCTTGCGTTTCCTGTCACGCTGTCAACTGTAAAAAGTTCATCATTTAAAAATTGCTCTAACTCGTCCCTATCTTCGTAGTTTGATAAGTCGATTTCGTTGTTGATATACTCCATTACATCATTTTTCATTTCTTCTAAATAGTTATACATACTCTTTCACCTTTTCGGATATTGTGTTATAATATCCATACCTTTCTTTTTTTGATTGGTGCCGGTTGTTTGTCTTGCTATGATGTCAACCGGCTTTTGTTTTATTTGTTGATATTATAATAGCATAGTTTAATAATATAGTCAATAGCATAGTTTAATAATTTTCAAATTTATGCATCAAGAGAAAACGGGCGACATTGACAAGCATAGTTTAATATGTTAATATCCTTATATAATATGGAAAGAAGGTGTTAAAAATGGCATTTAAAGACAAAGAAAAAGAACTTTCTTATATTGCACAATATCAGAAAGATAACTATGATCGTATAACTGTAATGGCTCCAAAGGGGACAAAAGAAAGCGTTAAAAACGCTGCGACATTTAAGAATATGAAGATGTCGGAATTTGTACTAGACTGTATAAAAAAAGAATTGGAAAGAATGAAAGAATAGTTTAATAAAGTATTGACAAGCATAGTTTAATAATGTAAAATATAATTGTCAAGAGGGCAAGACTTGACAGAAGAAAGGAGATTCGCAGAATGGAGGAAATCAAAGAAATGACAGAGAAAGAACAGATTGCAATACTGATTGATCAGTATACAGATTTACAGAGAATTAAGGCAGCGGAAGACAAAGAAAGAGAAGTTGCCTACCAGATTAGAGCCACAAAAGCAAAACTTGAAGCAATGGGAATTGTAACAGAAGACTTGAATATTTGAGAATTAGCGGAGGCTTGCCACTCCGCTAAAATTATAATTATTCTATATCATGTTATATAACTAGAAAGGGCGGTTGATATGGGAGAAACACCAAGCTACACGAAAAACGCTGTAAAAAAATACAGGAGCAAATTTGATATTGTTCAAGTGAGATTCCCGAAAGGGACAAGGGAGAAGATGTCTAATATCGAGAATATAAATGATTATATTGTAAAATGCGTATTAGATAGCCTTGAGGATGAAAAGAGCAACGGAGAGGAGAAAAACCATGAATAAGAAAACAAAAAGTTACACAAGAAACGCCAATGATAAATATGACGAAAAATTTGATGTTTTAAAAGTTAGACTTCCGAAAAGCACAAGAGCCATGATCGCCGACACGGACCTGAGTTTTAATGCATTCGCAAATGATGCAATCGAGCGACAGTTAAAAGCGTTAGAAATGTTTGACTTTGAAGATGACTTTCAGAACACAGCGCCGCCGAAAGAAATTGACGGAAAGCCGGTATATAATTTCGTGGATGAGCGGAAATACATAAAGCCGGGCAGATGGTGGCATGATGTAGTATTCTTTTGGGATGATCTGGAACTGAATGATTTATTTATCCGGTTTATGGATGAAGAAGAGCCGGGAAACAATAACTACAAAGACGGCTGCCGTATTATCTTTGATATTGTCGATACTGCCAGATATGAGATTATAGACGCAAAATATACGGATGAAGAACTGGCGCAAATGACATACAAACAGTTAAAGAAGATACCGGAAAGAGACTTCGGAGGAAAACAGGATAATACGGATAAATTAAAGCGGAAGTTTAGAAAATATCTGTATAAAGGCGAGAAACAGACGTTATACGATTTCCTCGGAGTGGGACAAGAATGAATGGAAAATTTACTTGCAACAGTTCAGCGGTGACGGATGAAAAGCTGAGCAGATCGGCGAAATGGCTTTACGTTGTTATATCTTACCTGTACAGCCAATACGGATTTAAAACAGGTTATTTTTACCGCACAAATGGACAAATGCTAGAAGATGCCGGGATCAGTCCGATGACACTAAAAACGGCAAAGAAAGAGCTTGTGGATAACGAATATATAAAAGTCTGGCATCATAACACGAATGAAAATAATAAAAATATTCGAGTGTGTTTTTATTCAATTTTGAAGTAGAAAGGGGTGTGAAAGCATCCCTTTCCTAATTCCCGGAAATATATATCATGTTATATACGACCACTTTTTGAATATGTGTTTGTGGTCGTATATAACAAGTTATATAGTCAAAACAAACGTAAAGCCTTATTTTTCAAGGTCTTGACGGGTATTTTGTAAAACGTTCAAAAAATGGCTTTTTTGTGCTGATTTTCCCATAAATTCGAGAAAATTGTAAATTGTTATATATCGTGTTATATATTTCTTCATGTTTGGGTGGTATAAAAATTATACTTCGGTTAGGTATAAAAATTATACCACCTAAAAGTATTTGATAAAAAACTACAAGAAGAAAAAGAAATTAAAGAAAAAGTGAACTCACTGACTGAATCATTTTTCGAGGTATTTTCGGGAGGATCTGACAGCCAATCAACCAGACATTCGGGAATTGATATTTTTTAATCAACGCTTGACAATTATATTTTACGGGTGTATATTAATGGCATACAAACAAACGGCTTTTAATTTACAAAATTAAATACAATTAAATCCGCCCAAATCCCGGCGGTGTGAGAATGGATTCGGGAGATCCGCAACTTTATGTTGTGGGTCTCTTTTTTATTATCAGGTGTTAGGAGGTGCAGAACATGGAGAAAGTACAGGGTGTAGATCAGACAGTAGAAGTATTTGAAAGTGATATAGATTTATATTTAAAATTGTTCTGTGAAGAACAGAACATTGACGATTTAAAGGCTGAGAGTCAAAGCGTCTGGAATGCTGCCTTGATGTATGTTAAACGTCACGTATTCCCAACATCTGATACACTTAAACTAAAAAATAATATTATAAATAATAATAGTATTATGGATAGTACATATAATCAATACAATTATGATTTAGTAAATAGTATATGCGATTATTATATATATCTATGTATGATGTATGATAAAGAAGTATCTGCAATAGGCTTTAGCTTATTGACTGGAATTGATAGATATACAATAGCAACTTGGAGAGATGGAGGGAATAAACTTAGTACAAAGAGTTCAGACATCGGCAAAAAGATTTATGATTACCGAGAAGAAAGTTTATCAAACAAGCTGGTGACTGGCAAGCAAAACCCTGTTGGAGTGTTGGGAGTGCTTAACAGACATTACGCTTGGAATCTTCCGGGAGTGAGCAAGGAACGGACCAGCGAAAGAGCATTAACAGCTTCGGAACTTCCGAAACTGGGAGAAGTAAAGCAGATCGAGAGCGAAAAAGATTGATGTATTTTAACATTTAGAAACGGAGAATAATTTAGATTAAAATATATCATTGACATTGGTGCAAATATAATAAAACACGTATAGATGTATTTGATAAATAAGGATTTATTCGATAGATACATATGTTCGATAGTAAATGAATGATACCTACCCCTCTATACACGAACGCAAAAATCTGCCTACTTAGTCCCCCAAATTCCGAAATAAACAAAAAGAGGTATTTATGAGACAGACAGGAGGTTATATGTCGTGATATTAGCACTAACAGAAGAACAGGCAATAGAAATACGAAAAACCGGATTGTCTGTTATACAGTTTAAGTATTGCATCAAGAATGGAATTAGCATAGCGGTCTACAATTTAAGACAATTCCTCATTGCTGCTAAATCAGTATTCGAGAAAATGGGAAAATTATTCAAGCGTGTTAGAGATGTCATTGACGATATTCGGTACTTTTTTGAGACAGTACAAGACAGGCTCGGATATCCGGTTTCAAGAAGATATAATTTTGTGAAAATTCTTGGCAATATTGGATACCGGAAACATGACGTTTGGGTTGCGACTCGCACGTATTTGCCAAGAAGTAACTGCTGATTTCAAAAATTTTTCAAAAAATAAAAAGAGGGTGATACACATGAACGGATGTTGCGGAACTTGTAAATACGGTCACTACGACAAAATGCAAGGTTATGTATGTGTGAATGATGAAAGTGAATATATAGCCGATTTCGTAGAATATGAGCATTGGTGTGAAGATTGGGTGAGTAAGAATAATGAAGATGATTAAGCGGTTATTCTGTAAGCATAAACATGTTGATCCATTATACACATACCTGGAACGACAGGAAGATGGTTCATGGATTACGCATCATGTTTGGAAGTGCATAGATTGTGGAAAGGAGATTTATTAATGATTAAAGGATTTTTGTTAGCGTTTAATGTAATTTTGTTTGCACTGTTCTTGATCGGAATGATTTTTGGATTAAAAACCAAAGAAACAGGAATGGGGTTGTTAAGCGGATCGGTCGCATTGATCATTGCATTAAATTCATTATTTATTTTAAATTCATAAGATTCTGTGAGGTGCTGGAAAAGGTAGACAGATTTAGTCGTGAGAACTGTGCAAATTACTTATCTTGTGACACGAGCGAAAGCGTAGACTGTCGGAAAAAAGAAATCGAAAAGACATGGTTCATGTGTGGTGCAAATCCACACCCTCACAATCGACGCAGTTTTTATTTTTTATTGTTTCATCCTTTCTCCCCATAGCGGAATGCTGTTAAGAGCTGTCACAAGGCTCGTGGGGATTTGAATAAGCAATTAAATACAGCGTGAAGAGACGGTAGCGGAACAAGGTTTCGTGGAAGCACATATTTGTGTGGATGGTACAAGTCGGGTAAACATCTGGTCGAAACCCTGCCGATAAACAACAGAAAATCATAACGCTTGTCCTCATTCGTGAGTGCCGACTAACTGTTGCATAATCTCAGTTGCTTGTTCTTGTCAGTAAAGACGTTAAAACCCGTCCTTATACCGAGACGATAAATCTGTTCCATCACGAGAAGATGGTTAAAAACTGTCGCCCTGGCATATGGCAAGTTCGCAATAATGTGCCGATATAGACATTTTCCACTCGTGGTCGGTTTGAAGTCCTGCAATGCTATAGAATCGACAAAAAACTTAATCCAAAGGAAATGAGACAAATTCAGTGATTGCAGTAGTCTGGATGCTTTGGATATTCGCCGGAAGTAATTAAATGAGTGACTGCTGGGCGGTCGAGGGTGGTTTACAAGGCGAATTAGTGTCAAGCATGGCACGATAAAAACGAATGCAAGCCGGGAAGACCGGCTTTAGCCCTATGGTGTAATGGTAGCACACGAGACTTTGACTCTCGTAGAATAGGTTCAAATCCTGTTAGGGTTGTGCGTCCCGCTCATTACCGGATAGACGAGCGCATGAGGTCAATGCCTCGGCAAAAAAAATCAATGCAAAGATAGGAGCAACTGCAAATCCTAGGAAGTTGTTCTCATCTTGGAAACCTCACAGAAAGGGGAATTGTTATGTGTGAATTTTGTGAAGAACAAAAGATAATTGAATTTTTTGATGGGAAAATTACATGGCATATCAGAGAAAAAGGAAAAGGTTATGACATGTACTATGCAAATAGCAAGACTGGGGAACTTGGAATAATCGATATTTCGTATTGCCCTATCTGTGGAAGAAAACTAACAGATGGAGAAGAAAAGCATCTGCACGAAAATGAAGAAAAATTTACAAAATGCGATAAATGTGAGCAACTAGAAGAATGTAAGGAAAATAGAAAAGTGCTTAATATTAATTCTGGTTGCGAAGAATTTCCACATTATGTTCCAAACATAGGAACATTTTGTGGAAAAAAAGAAGTTGAAACAAATACAGACATTGCAGAATCTATTGATAAAATTGCAAAACTAAACGATAGACATCAATCCGATTGCATTAAAATCAATCAACTAAATGTGGTAATTGATGTGCTTGTGGAAAAGTATGCGAGATTACGGGAGGTCCATGGATTATGATTCACGAGGAAAAATGGTACACATGTGATCGCTGCGGAGAACGGATTGAAAATCTGGTAGAAGATGTTCTTGATTGTCTTCCAGAAGAAGTTTCAGCACAAATTCCAAGAGACGATTATTTGAAAATTATGAGCGGAGAATCGGATATTTCTATCGTAAATGCGGAATTTGATGGAAAAGATACTGAAACAGTTACAATACGAAAAGTGTTCTTAACGAAAGAAGATACAATTCATTTGTGCGGCAAGTGTAAAAAGAAATTTGAGAGGTTTATGAAAAATGATAAAGAGGTTATGTAATCTGTACATAAAGAGAAAAACAAAAAATCTAACACGAATTCCATTGTTCACAATGACATTTAATTATAAAAAATATAAAGAAAATGGAAAAGAGAATAGTTGTATGTTGTATACACTACACCCGGATATTGCGCGAGACGAATTTTTGAAAGAAAATTTGCAGAAATGTGTAGATTACATAAGAGAAAATTACGATATGGAAGTTTTTACTAAAATTTGAAATTGGAAATAGAATTTTGAAAAGAGGTATGCAAGATGAAAATATATAATCCGTTCAAAAAAATTAGTAAACTGGAAAGAGAGCTAAAAAGATTCTTTACTCGATTTAGATGACTTGAAAAGAGAAAACGAAAGACTTAGTGGAAAACTTGAATATTTGAGAGAAAATAAAGAAAACCATGAAACAGGAATGTGGTGTAATGGATGCAAAAATCTTGTAAAATCAATGGAAGATACTGCTTTTGGTAGAAAAGAACTAAGATTTTGTATGTTAGACAACAAATGCAAAGACAGGGAGATAGAGAATGAGTGAAAAAGAGATTCAGAAAAAGATTGTGGAGCAGTCTGGAACGATTGCGAAAGCAATTTGTAAAGGGAAAGACGTGGAATTAAGAAAATCTGCAAGTGGCGTGTCTGTTGCGGAGATTTCTAAGAAAGTTGTGGCGAGATGAGCACAGCGAAAGGAATTATTTCTGTTATATTAGTAATACCATACATATTGCTACTAGGATCAATGACTTTTAGCGTGGAATTTTCAGATGGAACAGAAATATGCTACAACGGATGGATGATATAATATCTAATGACATAGCCGAGATGGTGGCTATGTAACAAGTCGAAATGGAGGCTTCTTTTATTTTTGAGTAAAGGAGGTCTCTTTCTTTATGTCTTTGGAACTTCAACAAGCAATCCAATCATACGAAAATTATATATCGGATAACGGAATAGATGAATCTGTCATTGATGCAATGATAGAAGCGTGCAAAGTGGCATATCAGACGGAAAAAGACATTCCATATGCGCTTAAAGCGTCTGCAAGGACAAAAGAGATTATAGAGCGATTTGTACTCAATTTGACAGGTGCGGATATTTGGGGATTGGAGAAGTATTCTTTTGAAAACAAGGTCAAGTATGAAATTATAGACAAGTTTTATGAAGTTCTTTTGTTGGAAGCGCAAAATAAGATTGTAGACAGCGGTTTTCGGTATTTGGAACGGAAAAGAGAACCGAAAGAACGATTTTATATGCCAAGAAGAAAACAGTTCTTGAAAATTGGACTTGTAGATGCACTACAAGGAATGATCGATGATAAGTATGACATCCTTTGCATATCACTCATTCCTGGTGCGGGTAAAACTAGTGTGGAAAAATTTTTTAATGCTTTAGTAATCGGATGGTTTCCGAAAGACTTCACGCTTTTTTACTCACATAGTGGCGATATTACACGAATGTACTATGACGGTGTGTACGATATTGTGACAAACACAGATGAATACACATGGAATGAGATTTTCCCGGATTTACATGTTACAAGCACCAATGCAAAGATGGAGCAGTTCAACGTAGGGAAATACAAACCATTCCCAAGCGTGCAATGCACATCTGTCGGAAGTAAAAATGCCGGAAAGGTTCGTGCTTCCAAGTTTTTGCTGGTTGATGATATGATTGGTGGAATTGAAGAAGCAATGAATCCTAGTATTTTGGATAAATTGTGGGATAAATACGCCGTAGACGCACGTCAGAGAAAGATACAGGACACAGACGGAAAAAACTGTAAAGAAATACATATAGCGACCCGCTGGAGCGTGCATGACGTTATCGGGCGTATTCAAAACATGTACGCCGGAAATCCAAGAGTAAAAGTGATTGCAGTACCGGATATTGATCCCGTTACAGGAGAAAGCAATTTCGAGTATGAGTATAGTGGTTTCACGAAAGAGTTTTTTGCGGATCAACAATTACTCATGGATGATATTTCTTATCGGTGCTTGTATAAGCAGGAACCGATTGAACGTGAGGGGTTATTATTCCCGGATGATAAAATCAGACGTTATCTGCATTTGCCACATGGAGAACCGGAAACTATCACTGCTCAATGCGATACAAAAGGAAAAGGAACGGACTATTTTGTAATGCCTATATTGCAGAAATACGGAGAAGATTATTATTGCGTTGATTGTGTCTGTGATAATACTGCCGATTATGAAATGCAGTACGAGAATGCATCGAATGCGATTGTGAATAACGAAGTGAAAGAGTGCGAATTTGAGCGTAACGCTGGCGGAGATCGTGTGGCAATGGAAGTAAATAAACGTGTAGAACAAAAAGGATGGATATGCAATATTACAGATGTCCCAACAGAAACGAACAAAGAAGCGAGAATATTCCAATGTTCTAACTGGATTTTGCAACACGTTATATTCAAGGATTCATCACTTTATAAACCGAATGAACCTTATGGAGTGATGATGTCGCTTTTGAAACAATATTCAGTTTCCGGTAAAAAGCAATTAGATGATGTACCGGATGTTTTTTCAAACTTTGCTATACGAATGACAAAAGGAAACAGAGTTGCCAAAGCCGAAGCGATACACAACCCATTCAGAGGAGGAAACGTACATGGATACTAAAACATATTTGCAGCAGATTGAAAGACTAGACAGAAAGATTCAGAATAAATTTTCCGAAATCGCACAGTTAAAAACGATGGCAACGTCCATAACTGTTGCACAGAAAGATGTTAATGTTCAGACTTCATCGGATAAAGATAGAATGGGAAGTGCTGTTGCAAAGATTGTAGACTTGGAAACTGAAGCGAATGAAATGATTTGCGAATACATACAAAAACGAGCGATGATTATACAACAAATAGACACTATTTCTGATACTAATATGTATCATATTCTTTTCAATAGATATGTGATGATGAAAGATTTGGGAACAATAGCTGTCGAAATTGGATATTCATTCAAACAGGTTTGTCGTATTCATGGAAATGCGTTAAAGGAATTTGAGAAACTGTATGGAGATGATTATTTAAAATCCGCTCAAATAGTCCACAAATGTCCTGCAATGTCCACTGATGTCATCTAGATGTCCAAAAGTTGACATGCTATAATAATAATCAGAGAAATAATAAATATTTCCACCAAACATAAAACCCATAAGTATGATTGAAAAAGGGCGCAGAATCAAGCGTCCTTTTTTCGTGGAGAAAATTATGAAAAAGTATAAGGAAAAAACGATATATTGTCCAAAATGCGGAAGAAAAGTAGGAACGTATGATGGACGATCAACAATAGATAAAATTTGCAGATGTAAAAACTGTAACAAAAGAATTGTGTATCACGTTGATACAGGCGAAATGGAGATTAAAAGAATTCCGAAAAGAAACTGTTCCTCTGGAATGACATTTATTTAAGGCGGTGCTTTATGTATAACTATCCACATAAAAATTACAGACCGTTTTCTGCTATTTGCGATTGTGGATTTGGGAGAAAAATCATTTACACAAGGAAAAGGCAGATTACATGGCGAAATATCGTAGATGAATTGAATAAAGCACTTGCAATCCATAGACAGAATGCAACGGAAATTGAGTATCTCGACCGATATTATCGTGGCGATCAGCCGATTTTATACAGAAAAAAGGTCAATAGACCGGAAGTCAATAATAAAATCGCTGTAAATCTTGCGTATGAGCTGGTTGAACGTAAAACTGCTGATATTTGTGCAGAGCCGATCCAATACGTTCTTCGTGGAACAGATGATAAGAAGTCAGATGAAATTTCATGGCTTAATGCAATTATGGATTCCGAAAACAAACAGGAATGCGACATTGATATTTGCAGATGGCGTTCTATTTGTGGCACTGCATATCGTTTTATTGGAAATGATGATGGAAATGGTTCGGTTTTGGACGAAAGCGACTTTGAGTTATCTTCTGAAAACCCGATTTATACATTTGTAGTGTACTTTCCGAACAATAAACCGGCTTTCTCGTGTCAGATTCGAGAAGACGAAAATGGTCAAGAGTTTTACTTCTGTTACACGAACGGTCAGTGGTTTGAAATTTCAGAAGGAAAATTGAGAAGATTTGGAATAAATGGAAATGGAGCAATTCCGGTTATTGAATATCCAAATAATTCTCGTAGACTTTCCGATATTGAAATGACGATTGCCATCACAGATGCAATTAATACTCTTTCTTCTGACAGAATCAATGGGATCGAGCAGTTCGTTTCTTCATGGGTAAAATTTGTAAATTGCGAAGTAGATAGAGACAGCTTCTTGAGCATGAGACAAGAGGGTGCGCTTGTTGTGAAGTCTAATAACGGAACTGAAAATAAGGCGGACGTTGATGTAATGACAACGGAACTGAATCAGACAGAGGGGCAAGTTGTATTTAATGATTTGTTTGAGCGTTTTCTTGACATTCAAGGATTGGCGAACAGGGGTAATATCAACACCGGGGGCGATACTCAAGGTGCAGTCAATCTTCGTAACGGACATTATGACGCTGGACTTCGAACGGCAATCAATGAACCGATTCTTAAAAAGTCGGAGAATATGACGATCAAGATTATTCTGAACAGGCTTAGAATTTCAAAAGGCTTTACACTTGTTCCGAGTGATGTGGAAATTCATATCAACCACAATAAGCTAGATAACATGATGGTAAAAGCGGAAGTTCTTCAGATTTTGTTGAACTGTGGAATCCATTACAAGAGAGCAATTAAGGTCATTGATATGTTTAGCGACCCGGAACAGGTTGCAATTGAAAGTAAAGATAGAATGGAAAGTCTTTACACAGATAAAGCAGAAAAACAGGAAGAACCAAAAATAGAAAAACCGGTCAACAAAGAAGTAGTCGAACAGTAATCGGCTGCTTTTTTATTTTATAAATTTGCAGTTATGCGTCAAATAGCAAAAGTAAATATCCAAGCTGATAGAACAGCGAAAACAAATGTAGATAACGGAGGTAATCAAAATGACAAGAGAAGAAGCAAGACAAAACTTAGTGGCTTTAGGGATTGAAGAGCCGAGTGATGCACAGGTAACAAATTATCTGAATCAGTTTCACAGCAATCGACCGAATCCACAACCACAGCCGTCACCACAGCCAACGCCTACACCGCAACCACAGCCAACTCCGACACCGGAGACAACACCATCTCATGATGATGGCGGAGAATTGGAAACATTGAGAAATCAGATTGCACAGCTTCAGAAAGAAAATGTGCAGAAAGATATTCGTGCGTATGCAGCTGAAAAAGGATTAACAGGAGAACAGGCAGAAAGCGTGCTCGCAGGATTTCAGACAGATTTAGAAGCTGCTAAGAAAGCGATTGACTCTATCGCACAGATTATTTCCGATAAAGAAACCGCAGCAGCCACAGCGAAAGAACAAGAGCTATTAAAAGGTACTCCGAATCCAGGTGGTGGAACTGGCGGTAATCCAGGCGATGATAAGCCGGAAGATGTGAAGAATGCGGAAAGCATCTCTTTTGGAAACAAAGCGGACGAACAGTCCATGAAAGATTATTACGTTTTGAAATAGGAGGTTAAAAGACTATGGGAAAGCCTATCGTACATGAGTATGGACAAAGTAAAGGTATTTTGAAGTTTTTCCCTTATGAGGGCGCAGCGTGTGTTGTTCCTCAGACAATGAAATCTTCACCGGATGAAAACGGTTTGAAAATTGTTCCGGCTGGAACGCCATTTCCGGCAAATGATAACAGTTGCCTTGGCTATCTTCTGCATGATGTAGATGTGACACAAGGAGATGCGCCGGGAACTTACGTTTATCAGGGAACTATTGATTGGGAAAAAGTAAAATCATTATCAATCGAAGATGCAGCTAGAAAAGTAACACCGAGAGTTACATTTTACGGCGCACCGGCGATCTCAGAGCAAAAGGAGGAATAAAAAATGGCATTACCATTGAGAGAAGCGTTTACCGCTAGAGCTTTAGGAGTCCTGTGGAATGATTATAAGGCAAAGCTCGGTACGGGACCGTATAGTGGAAGAATGAAGTTTGGAACGGTGAAACAGGACAGCCTTGATTTGAAGTTTATTAAAGGAAAGAACGGTCTCCCGGTATCTTTGAAAGCATCAAATTTTGACGCGCAAGCACCATTAAGGGATGTTGGTGGATTTTCCGATATTCAGAATGAAATGCCTTTTTACCGTGAAAGTTACATGGTAACAGAGAAAGAAGAACAGGAATATGCAAATTATCAGTCTGCGGAAAATTCCAACATGGCAAATCAGGTTTTACAAGAAATTGCTAAAAAGCCTTTTTCTCTGATTCAAGGCGCTTTGGTTGTACCAGAACGTCAGATTTGGGAACTTTTGGCACCGGAAGATGGTGTTCCGAAAGTAACCGTAAATATCGAAGGAGAGAAATATGTTGTTGAATATACAACAGATAGTGGAGCGGCGCATAAGAAAGATCACTTTGTTGAGATTTCCGGCGATGAAGATAAGTGGAATGCTTCGGCAACTGCAACGCCACTTGACGATTTGATTCAAGCAAGACGTGATTTTGCGAAGAAAACCGGATACTCTTTGACAAGATTTTCCATGAATACAGAGACATTTGAAATGATTCTGAAAGCAGAAGATACAAAGAAGCAGGTACTTGGAATCACTGCATACAATGGCGGTATCAGAGTGAGACAGGCTGATGTACTTTCTTACTTAAGAGAGTACGGAATTGAGATCGAAGTATACGACAAAGTATACATTGATGAAGAAGGAAATACAAAGTATTTCATTCCAACAAACATTGTTTCTGCTCAATCTGCCGGAGTATATCTTGGTGATTATACATTTGGTAGAACACCGGAAGAGAGAAGTGGAAGTTTGACAGATGGAAATCTTTCTCTCGTAGAAACAGGTATTTCAGTATATTCATATACCACAAATCATCCAATTAACACACATTGTGTAGTTTCCATGATTGGACTTCCTACTTTTGAGGGTATGGACAGCGTTGTTGTTATGAAGGTTGCGTAAGGAGTGGTTACATGATTGCTACACATAGTATCAAAAAAGGCGGACGATGGTATAAAGCCGGAGAAGAAATAGATTCTCCGGCTGATTTTATGAACAAACAGGAAATTTTAGAACAGGAAGAAGGGAAAATTACAAAAACCGACATTCACCGTATGCCAGTGGAAGAACTTCGGAAGCTGGCAGAGGGACAAGGAATTGATGGTGCAGAGTATTTAAACGGTTCAGACATCAAAAAACTTCTCATTGAGAAGATGGAATTGTAGGAGATGAGGGTATGACTCACTCAAGATTAGAACAGTTGAAGATTCGGTTGAGACAATTTGATGTTTCCGCCGAAAAAGAAGATAAGTTTTTGGAACAGCTTATTTCACAGGCAGAACAAGATGTACGTCTTTACCGAAATTATCCAGACAATTACACAGAGGAGATGATTGAAAAGGATATGAAAAAATTTGACAGTATTATTGTAAATTTGGCTTTGTATGATTACAACCAAGACGGAGGAGAATTTCAAGTTTCCTCTTCTGAAAATGGAACGTCAAGGAGCTGGATTGACCGAGATAAAATTCTTGGGAAAGTCACTCCTTTTGTACAGATTCTATAGAAAGGGTACGGTGATCCAATCATCTCCCGGCTACTGGGTTAAGTAGTAGACGATTGTGCGTAACCGTATGGGTTTCCGTTCGGTTGCAGGGATATGGCATTAAGCGGTGGAGGGCAGTCATATAAAAAAAGAACTTGGAGGTACGTAATGGATACACCAATTACGAGAGCAGAACACGATGAGTTTGCTAGGCGTATGGATGCAGAAAATAAGAGGCTGCATTACAGAATTAATGAAGTAGAAGACACAGTAAAAAAAATACAAGATTTGGCACAATCGGTTGAACGGCTTGCGATCTCCATTGAAAGTATGGCGCAAGAACAAAAAGAACAAGGCGATCGTCTTGAAGTTCTTGAGGGAAGAGATGGCGAAAAATGGAGACAAGTTTCTGGCTATGTTATCACAACCGTTATTGGAATTATTATTGGATTCGTGTGTTACAAAATCGGTTTGGGAGGTTTTTAAAATGGAGCAGATTATTGTAAATATGACGCTTGTTATTGGAATTGTAGGAGTTCTTGCTTTTGCTGTTTCTGTAATTACACAGGTGTTTAAAGGGGTATCGGGATTAAAGAAAATTCCGACAGATATTCTTGTATTTGTATTGTCTATTGGTCTTACGGTTACGGCATTTGTAGCTTATATGGACTATATTCATCAGACAATCATTTGGTATATGATTCTCGCTGCGATTTTAGCAGGTTTGTTAGTAGCTTTTGTGGCAATGTACGGTTGGGAAAAAGTAGCAGAATTGTGGAAACGATTTTACAGAGTGAATAAGAATGATTTAGAGGATGAGTAATCGTCCTCTTTTTTGTACAGGTGCAAATGCCGGAGAAAGGAGAAAATTATGGAAAATTTAAGAGTAATTGATGTAAGCGAACATCAAGGAACTATTAACTGGGATGCGGTAAAAGGACATATAGATGGGGCAATCTTACGATGCGGATATGGAGATAATATTGCAAGTCAGGACGATAAGCAATGGAAAAGAAATGCAGATGAATGTACAAGACTTGGGATTCCGTTCGGAGTTTATATCTATTCCTACGCGACAAGTGACGCACAGGCGAAAAGCGAAGCGGAACACGTCCTTAGAATGGTAAGCGGATATAAGCTTTCGTACCCAATTTATTTGGATTTGGAACAGGCAGGAACGGAAAATGGAGCAATTCAAAGAGCGAATATCTTCGGGGATATCATCGAAAAAGCTGGATACTGGTGCGGAGTTTATGCGAATACAAACTGGTGGACAAACTACCTGGTAGGGTTGGAACGGTTTGTAAAATGGGTAGCACAGTATAATTCGGTTTGCACATATCAAGGAACATACGATATCTGGCAGTATACGTCAGGCGGATCTGTTCCGGGAATTTCCGGAAACGTGGATATGAATCATTGTTATAGAGATTATCCAGCAGAAATTACAGGAGGGGATACAAAACCGACGCCGCCGGCAGTAGCACCATCTGGATCTACGCTTGATCTTGTTGTTGGAGTTATGCAGGGAAAATATGGAGACGGAGACGCTAGAAAAAATGCTCTAGGAAATCGGTATAATGAGGTGCAGAATATGATTAACTATATTGCATCTGCCTCCGTAGATACACTTGTGAAAGAAGTTTATGCGGGAAAATATGGAAATGGAGATACAAGAAAGGCGGCGCTTGGAAACCGGTACAATGAGGTACAAAACAAGATTAATGGTTCCTCCGGCGGCGGTGCAGTATACTACACAGTCCAGTCTGGGGATACGCTTTCTGGAATCGCTGCTAAATACGGTACTAATTATCAGGCAATCGCAAATCTGAACGGTATTCAGAATCCGAACTTAATTTATCCGTGGCAGAAGCTACGCGTAAAATAAGGAAGGTGTCTGTATGCGACTTTTAGAAAAAAACAAGCAGAATTTAAAGTATGCGTTACAAGTCGGGGAAGTTCCGATTTACGAACGAGACGAAGACGGAAACATCATATATATTGAGGTGGACGGTCAGAAAGTTCCGGTAGAAACAGGAGAGACAGAAGTCGGGTATTCAAATCCGATTGATTTTAGAGGAAATATTGCAATGTCCGGCGGTGAAGCAGAAGCGAAGTCTTTTGGAGTTGACATCAGCGAGTATGATGCGATTCTTCTCATGGAGAAAAACAGAATACCTATTGACGAAACGTCTCTAATTTGGCATACAAGCAAAGTTAGGTACATAGACGAACAAAATACCATTGTAGACAGAAAGTCGGCGGATTACTCGATTAAACGTGTTCAGCCAAGTCTTAATTTTACAAGGTATCTTTTGAAAAGGATTGTGAAGTAGCATGGCAAAGAAAGTGTTAAAAGCGAATATTTTTTCAACTTCCAGTATTCAAGAGTTGCAGAAGCAGTTAAGAGAATATCAAGACTCACTTAACAAGAAATGTGAAATATTCACAGAAGAATTAGCAAAACGAGGTGTAGAGATTGCAAAAGCAAGGGTTACTACACTTGACGCGATATTTACGGGTGAACTTTTAAATAGCATACACACAAGGAAAGGTAACGGAGGTAAAAGCGCCGTTATCTTTTTTATTGTGGCGGATTCAAGACATGCCGCATTTGTTGAGTTTGGTACTGGACAACTCGGTATTGAGGGAAGTTATCCATATCCATTCCCGGAGGGCGTGGAGTGGAATTATAACACCGGAAAGACAATTTTTGAGATTGCGCCCGGAAAATACGGATGGTTCTATCCGAAAGATGGAAAATGGTATTTTACGCAAGGTATGCCGTCAAGACCGTTTATGTATGAAACATCATTGGAACTCATGCAAGAGATTCCGCAGATTGCAAAAAAGGTATTTGGAGGGCGGTAATATGCTAGATATGTTGGAATCACAAGTTATCACTCGGATAAAGACGCAGTTTTCTAAAAAACTGAAAGACCGTTATCCAAATTTAAAATTTACAAACTCTGACAGAGCCGATACTGTTCCGAAATTCCCAACCGTGTATATACACGAAATGACGGGAGCGGAAACAGGAGAAGACTTACAAGGAGATACGATCAATGCTGTTTGGTCTTCTTTTCAGATCGAGGTAACAACAAATACCAAGATGAATGACGCGAAAGAAGTAATGAATGAGGTTGTACGCATTATGAAAACCATGAGATTCCAAGTGATTGCAACACCGGAATTTCAGAACACAGACAGTACATATCGAAGAGTAGCACGTTTTCGGCGAATGATAGCCGATGGCGATATTTTATAAGACCGATCATAAAAAGTGATCGCTTACTGCAAAAAATTAGCGGTGGAAAGGAGAAAAAATATGATTGCAGGAATTTCTACATTAGGAATTACATTTGGTTATGGAGTTGAAACAACTGCCGGACAAAAACCAGCTAAATTTACAAAGCTTAATCGAATTAATTCAATTGGTGGAATCACGATTGAAAATGAGCAGATTGATGCGTCTGCGGTTGAAGATGCTGTTAAACGATATATCCGAGGGGCAGCAGATACGGGAGGTTCATTCCCTGTCGGTGTAAACTTCACAAGTGAAACAAAAGAAGAATGGAAAAAGGTTATCGAAGAATACGCAAAGCTTACAGGTGAAAAAAGAATGTGGTTTCAGACGATTATTCCGGGATTTGATGAATCATTCTTTGTAATCGCACAGCCACCAACAGCACTCCCACAGCCGGAGATTGGTCAGAACGAATTGCTCGTAATGGAAAATAACCTTACTATTGAAGAGTTTAAGGGAATGGACACAAAAGTTGATTTTGAAGTTGTGGGGGGAGCTTAAGCTACTTAGATACAAAAGCCGGTCTAAGTAGCGTTTCTGATGAAATGGCTTATACAGAACTTGAAGAAACATATTAAAATATGAGCGGGGCAGTCTTCGGACTGCCCCCTCTGATTAATCGGAGGGAAAAATATGAAAACAATTCAGATTGGGAATGAACAGTATACGTTAGAATTTAGTTTTGAAGCGGCAGAAAATAAAGCAGTTGTGCAAAGGATGTTTAATGCTTTGTCGATGTCTTATATTGGAAAAAGATTGGATTTAGAAGGTAAAAATAGCAAAGTAGAAATTGCTGCTGCAATGATTGACGGAACAGCAGATTTGATATCTGATATGCCACATATTTGTAAAGATGCTTTTTATGCCGGATTATTGGAACATCATCATGTGACTTTTGATGAATCAAAAAAACTGATGAAACAGTACATGAAAGAGAAAAAAATGTCCTTTAAAGGGCTTTATGAAGAAATAAAAGAAACGATGGAAGAAGATGGTTTTTTCGATTTGACGGGTCTGACGGAGATGGTTGCGGAGATGAACAAGCAGGACGAGGAAGAAGTGAAAAAAGTGCCGAAAACACCACAGGATCACAAGAAAAAATCGACTTCCACAAAATAATATGGGAAGAATACTTTAAAAATGCGTTAAGAATGGGAATTTCTCATGAAAGCTTTTTGCGCCTTACCCCAAAGAAATTAGAAATATATGCAGAAGCATATAAATTGATGTTACGTGATAGGGATTACGAAAATTGGCTCATGGGGCAATACAATATGAAAGCCTTTTCTGTTGTTCTGGATCAAGTATTAGCTGGAATGAATAAAAGAAAATCAAAAGCAAAATATTTCGAAAGTCCTATTTTGGAAATGGCGGAAAAGAATAATGAACCGTTATCCGAAAAAGAGTTGCAATTACAAAGGGAATTATTTGTTGCAAAACTTGAAGCGCTGAAAACAAATTTTGAAATTAATCATAATAAACAGTAGTGTGTCAAAACCTACTGTTTTTTTCTGGCTATTGAACGGAGATAGTCACTGACCTAAAAAAGTTATAGGAAGGATGTGTGAAATGGGAACTACAGTAGACAGCCTTGAAATACAATTACAGGCGCAAGCTGGAAAAGCGAATAATGCAATTGACACATTGATAACAAAACTAGGGACATTAAACACATCTCTCACGAAAATCAACGGAAGCGGTTTATCTGGGGTAGCAAATGGTGTAGATAAACTAAGCCGTTCTATGCAAGGTTTAAAAAATGTTGGAACAGCGGACTATACAAGACTTGCAAAAGGAATTGAGAAAATATCAAATTTGGATAGTGGACAGATTTCAAAGGCGGCAAACGCGATTGTAGGTTTTGGGAAAGGATTGCAAAGTCTTAACTCAGTGAATGTGTCTAAAACATCTGAGCAAGTTGCAAACTTAGCAAAGGGAATAGCGCAACTTGGATATAAAAGCTCTACAAAAGCGATTGAAAACATACCTTTGCTTGCTAAGTCTATGCGACAGTTAATGTCTGAACTATCTAAAGCACCTAAAGTAAGCCAGAACTTGATTGATATGACAAATGCATTGGCAAAATTGGCTCGAACAGGCGCATCTTCTGGACGTGCGGCCAACGCATTAGGAATTGGTTTAAATACTTATACAAAATCTACACACAAGGCAAGCAGAGGAACCAAAGGACTTGCATCGGCACTTGGAAAGATGTACGCAACATATTGGTTATTATTCCGGTTTGTTGGGAAAATAGGAGATTCCATAACCATTGCATCTGATCTCGTGGAAGTACAGAACGTTGTAGACACTGTATTTGGCGATATGTCAAGCAAAGTGGAAGAGTACGCACAAAACTCCATTAAACAGTTTGGAATGTCTGAATTGTCATTTAAACAGTATGCCAGCCGTTTTCAAGCGATGGGGTCTGCAATGGGAATTGATACAAGTTCCATTGAAAGTGCAAATTCATTTTTGAATAAGGCAACAGGTGGATATGTCGGACTGTCAGACTCTATGGCAGATGTATCCTTGACATTGACTCAATTAACGGCGGATATGGCATCGTTCTACAATGTCAGTCAAAAAGATGTTGCGGAAGATTTGTCCGCTATCTTCACAGGGGAAACAAGACCACTTCGTACGTACGGTTTGGATTTAACACAGGCAACACTTGCAGAGTGGGCGATGAAAAATGGATTGGATGCAAATGTTCAGTCTATGTCACAAGCTGAAAAAACGATGCTGCGTTATCAATACGTGCTTGCCAATACAACATCAGCACAGGGCGATTTTGCACGCACGGCAGGAACATGGGCGAACCAAATTCGTATTTTGCAAGAGCAAATTAAGAAATTTGCTTCCGTCATTGGAACTGGTTTTATCGCAGCGTTTAAACCATTTGTACAAACTTTAAATAAAGTCATGGCGAAAGTCATTGATTTTACACAGAATGTATTAAACGCACTTGGTCAGATTTTCGGGTGGGAATTTGAGATTAGTGGCGGAGGAATAACTGACGATTTAGGAGACGTATCTGGAGATCTAGCGGATTCAGCTGGAAGCGCAGGAGATTTATCTGACAATCTCGGACAAGCTGCTAAAAATGCAAAGAAGCTTCACACTTTAGGAATTGATGAATTGAATATTGTTGAGCCTGATAATGGTACTACTGGTAGTGCTGGAGCTGGTGCATCAGGCGGATCAGGTGGTGCTGGTTCAGGTGAAGTGGGCGGTTTAATTGCCAACTTTAAGCCGAACGATAAGATGTTGGACGCATATAAAAGTAGCATTAAAAGTTTAGAACAGTTAGGCGAATATATAAGCGTCACATTATCAAACACGTTAGAAAAAATTAACTGGGATTCCGTGTATGAAAAAGCAAAAAATTTCGGAACAGGGTTGGCGGATTTTTTGAATGGTTTAATAAAACCTAGACTTTTTTATGATTTAGGGAAAACTGTTGCTAATTCAATCAATACAGCTTTTCAATCTGCAAATGCGTTCGCTGTAGAGTTTGACTGGGGAAATTTAGGGAAATCTATAGCAAAGAGCATAAAAGGATTCTTTGAAAATTGGGATCCTGAAATCGCAGCGGATACATTTAGTAATTTCGCCAACGGAATTTTAGAGTCTTTAACGGAATTTATAAACACTTTACAAGACGATAAAACATTTGAAGATATTGGTCAAAAAATAGTTGAATTTATATGTGGAATAGAGTGGGGAGATTTAACTTGGAACTTATACAAATTCGGAAAGGCATTAGTTAAAGCTATAGCGAACCTTCCGAATGATTTTGCAAAAGGTGCATTGCAATCACTGGTTGATAAAATCTTTAGTGAAGACGCCGAAGTTAAAGTCGGAGACATTGCATTACCCCCAACGAGTCTTTCTGGATTAATGTTGCAATTAGGAAATATTAAGGAATGGGTTGGAGAAACAACATCATCAATAGGCGAACAATTCAGAAAAGGATGGGATGAAGCAAAAAAATCTTGGGAGAACGGAAGTGGATTTTTTGAAGGATTATGGGAAGGAATAAAAGTAGTATTTTCTCCTGTAACGGAATGGTTTGGCGAAAAGTTTGATAAAGGGTATGAAGGTATTAAAAAAGCTTGGTCATTCATTGAATCTTGGTTCTCAAAAAAATGGGAAGCCATTAAATCTCCTTTTAAAAATGTGGGTCCGTGGTTTAAAACGGCTTTTAAAAACGCATATGATGCCATAAAGAACATTTGGAAGGGGTTAGGAGACTTCTTTAAAGAAATTGCAGAAAACGCATTTAAACCTATTAAAACCCTTGTGAATGGCGTTATAAAAGGCGTGAACTGGGTGCTTGAAAAAGTGGGATCAGACACACGAGTAAGTGAGTGGAGTGGAATAAAGTTCGCTAAAGGATCGGATGGAGTTCCGCAAAACACACTTGGAATCGTGAATGACCAAGCGGGATCAACTTACAAAGAGCTTATTATTCCGCCGTCAGGAAAACCATTTATACCCGAGGGGCGGAATGTCATGTTGCCGCTTGAAAAAGGTACAAAAATAATGCCTGCGAATCAAACAAAGGCGTTTATATCAGGCACTCCACATTTTAAAGGTGGAATAGGTGAGTTTTTTGAAAACGCATGGAGTTCGGTAAAAAGTTTTACAGGGAATGTGTTGGATTATCTTACAAACCCAGGAGAAATTGTAAAAGTTGCAATCAGCAAGTTTGCAAATATATCAAATTTATTTGAACCGTGGTCGAGTGTGGCAGGTGGAATTATAAACAAGACATTTGATGGAATTGTACAGTATGTAAGCGGAATATTTGATTCAATACAGCCAAAATATAACCCATCAGCCGGAGTTGAACAATGGAGAAACATTGCCACTAAAGCATTGAAAATGACAGGTCAATTTTCAAAATCAAATTTAGACCTTTTACTTTATCAGATGCAGACGGAATCCGGCGGAAACCCAAAAGCAATTAATAAATGGGATATAAATGCAATCAAAGGAACGCCTTCCAAAGGATTGATGCAGGTAATTGATCCGACTTTTAGAACGTACGCATATCCTGGATATGATAAGGATATTTACGATCCATTGTCAAACATATTAGCATCTATTAGGTATACATTGGCTAGATACGGAAGCTTGTCAAACGGCTGGAAAGGTCATGGATATGCCAACGGAATAGGAAAAATTACATTGGCAGATTTAATACCGAAGTATTCAGTAGGAGGATTCCCGGAAGACGGATTGTTTATGGCAAATCATAACGAGTTGGTAGGGACATTTTCCGATGGAAGAACTGCGGTTGCAAATAATTTGGATATTCAAAAAGGAATTGAAGAAGCGGCATACAGAGGTTTTTCTCGTGCAAATATGGAAAACCGAGAGCAAGAAAACCTATTGAGAGAATTGATACAAGCGGTTAGAGATGGAAAACGAATTGTAGTAGACGGAAGAGAATTAGTGTCGATCATAGATTCGAGACGTGCAAGGAATGGATATTCGTTTACTTAAAAGGAAAAGCGCCTACTTCGGTAGGTACTTTTTTATTAAAAAACAGGAGGTTGAATATGGCATTATCATCGTTTTTGAACGTAAATGGTTATGACTTTCCACCGCCGAGACGCGGGTTTTCATGGACGATAACAACGACAGTAAACGGTGGAAGAAATGAGAACAACGCAGTTATTGGTCAAAGAGTTGGAAGGGATTTGTACAAACTTAGTAATCTCGAGTGGGTCGGTCTTAATCCAGAAACTCGAAAGATGATGTTAGATGCCATAAAACCATTTTACGTTCCTGTTACATTTGAAGATATGGCGAATCCGGGACACCCGATCACTATTATAATGTACCCCGGAGATAGGAGCGGAAAACCGTTATTTGTAGATAGGCTAACTCATATGGTAACAAAAGATGAGACGCTTTCATTTAATTTGATTGACGCCGGTTTGGAGTGATCGTATATGCAAATGGCAAGTAAAGAATACATAGAATCAATGAAACTTCCGTTTCGGAATAGAGGATATGTAAAAGTAAGCATAGGAGTTGTAAATTCTGATGCACAGAACAATGCTAAAGTAACAAACACGGAATTATTGTATCTGGCAAATAAAGAAAAACCGTTTGATGGTTACGATGTAAATAAAATATACGCAACATGTGAACAAAATTTCTCAAAAGTCGATGGGACAATGTATTTTCCGCCGCGAAAAGATAGTGGATTAGAAATTTATAACAACGGAATCATCACAAATGAAATTCTTGGAAGTGCGAAAATAGAATTTACAGATAAATCAGGATTAGACATAAAAGGAATAACAATAGATTTCGGTCATTGTTATCCGACAGAATTTACTATAGAGACAAATTTGACCACTAGAATCTATAAAAATAGTTCGGAAAAATTTGTTACCGAAGATTCTTTTGACGGAACGAATTATTTTTGGATAAAGCCAAAAACTATGGTGAATGGGAAAGGCAGACTCAGAATTGGAAACATGATATTTGGAATTGCAAATACATTTACAAATGAAAAAGTGATGGGTTGCAGCATGAAAGAATATGTTTCTCCGATATCAGAAAGTATTCCAAGTATGGATGTTTCTATCAAGGTTGATAACCAAGATTTGTATTATAGCGTAGACAATCCAGAAAGCGCTATTGCGTATATGGAAATAGGACAGGAAGTGAAAGTTACCTTCGGATATGATGTGACAGGAAACGGTGATATAGAGTGGCTTAATGAAACAACGACATATCTTAATTCATGGTCAGCAAATGACACAGAGGCTGTATTTACATCAACAGATAGATTTTATCAGTTGAGGGATAACTTTTACGGAGGAAAATACAGAAAAGATGGAATCTCTTTATATGATTTGGCTTTAGAAGTTTTGGAAAGCGCTGGAATTACAGATGAAAGAGAATATTATATAGATCCATATTTAAAAAAGATAATTGTGTATAATCCACTTCCAGTTGTAAGTCATGCAGAAGCGTTGCAGATTATTGCAAATGCCGGAAGATGTGCATTGAGAGAAGATAGAAAAAATAAAATCATATTGCGTTCATCATTTGTTCCCAATATGATTGCCGAAACAAATGATATTGCAAATTTTGGTAAGATAGACAACATCTTGAAAGAGAGTAAAAAAGATGCTTACGCAAATGCAAGTAAAGACTTTTCCGTAGTAGATGGAAGTCTTTATTTTTTGCCGAAAGACAATAATTACCTAAATACTGGATATGTAAGCGATTCTGTTTCGGATGGAAATGGAATATTTCAAAAAAACCCGAAAATCACAGTGAACTTGGAATCTTCATTCGATGCGTATGGCTTGATTATTAATTTTAGAAACACAGCACCGGAAGAATTTAAAATAGTAACATATAACAATGGAGTCTTAAAAGAAGAGTTTATTGTAAAAAAACCGGATATTAGTTTTTTAACAGATCATGTTTTTCTTGAGTTTAATAAAATGGTAATTGAGGTAACAAAAGGATATTCAAATTCAAGATTATTCATAGATAATATTTTGATTAATGATGTTACGGATTATAGATTGGACAGGGTAAGGGATTTGATTAAAAATCCTACCGGAACACGATATGAAAAAATAAAAAATATTGTGATTACTAGAGAAAATTACAAGGAAAGCACCGGAGCGATTGAAGAGCTTATCCAAGAAACAGTTTCTTTTGAAAGCGATTCTGAATATACGATTTACTTTAACAGGCCGTCATACGGATTTAAAGTATCAGTTCCAGAAAATCCAGAGTTAAAAGTGAGTATTGTTGATTCAAGCGATTTTTACATTAAAGTGCGAATCACTAATATAAAGGCAAAAACAGATGTAAAAGTAAAGGTTGAGGGATATGAGTATCTTACAGAAGAAAATAACTACATTGTGAATCACAACGTAAACGGTCAAGAAATCACATGGAATAACCCTCTTATAAGCACAATTCAGCACGCAAAAGATTTGGAAGAATGGATAGCGGAATATTATCTCGGAAACATAGACTACGAAATCTCGTGGCGTGGAGACCCAAGAACGGAGGCGAATGATTTGTTCTACATGGAACTAAAAGGAAGAGAAGACGCTTTGATTCGCTCTTATCAAAATGAAATATCCTTTAACGGAGCGTGGTCTGGAAACATGAAATCTAGAAAGGTGGAAATGTCATGGAGGTAGATTGGATAAAACCAAAAACAAATTGGGCGTCTACAGACAGAATGAATTTAGAAGATTACAACCGAATAAAAAACAATATCCTATATTTAAAAGAAAAAGCAAATGAAGTTAATAAAGAATTTTCGATTCAAAATATGGGAGAAGATATTGTTGATTATTTGGAGTTGTGGGATTATGAGAAATTCAATTTGTTTGAGGGTAATATAGAAAAGATAAATCAATCAATTTTCACACAGGATATCGGAATCAAAAAGACGTTCTATCCGAATGGAATGTTTATCAAATACGATGAACTTAACAGATTGGAAAAAGCATGTGAAAAAATGAAAGATATTATTGAAAGACAGACTATCGGTCTTAGAAAAATTCCATTTATTCTTGGAAGATTTAAGGAGGTAAGAATATAATGCCAAAGCAAGAATTACCTGTTAATTTTAAAGATGATATATTAGCTTCAAGCATGGCTGGAAAAAGAAAGTACTTAATTACTCAAAACGAAGATGCAAGCTATTCTTTGGAAGACGTAACAGATTATACTCAATCCGGGAGTAATCTAGGGGCTAAACAAATTAATGAAATATGCCAAGCTATAAACGATTCCGCCGATAAATCTAGAATCATAGACAATCTTGATGATATAGTGGCGAACAAAACACCGGGGATGATCGCAGGAGCGCAGGCTGTAGCTGCGCTAAATGCATATTTGTTACAATTACAAGCGCATCATGATAAAAAGACGCTCACACCGACCGATCTGGGAATAAGGGTCGGAGTGTGGACAGCCATAGCAAACAACTCGTATAAAATCGGTAAAACGATACACCTAAATATGGAAATTTATACAACTGCCACAATAGTCGCGAATAATGTGTACGACAATGTTTTTACGATACCGTCACAGTATCGCCCGTTAAATGATACTGTTGTAAATGTGACAGCGTCAGATGGGTCATATAAAAATCCGGTGGCCTGCACATCTATGGCAAGGACAAACGGAAATTTGTTTATCTGCATACCAAAAGCAACAAACAGCTATCTTTTTATCGATGCGGAGTGGGAAATTAAATAACGCTTATCACTTCCACGTTCCACGCGCGTAATAGGATAAATCAAAACTTGCTGTATTCCATACCGTAGCAGCAAGCAAATGGTATGAAAAGCTTGATTTGTAGTCATTTGCAGATCCGTACACCTTGCCCCATATCGCGCCGCCAGCTCCTATTGTGAGCACGATATTACATTTTGTTTTTGATGCAACCGGGAAGTTTAATGTAAATTGTCCGCCTGTGTAAATGCTACCAGCTTTTGTTCCGATCGCGCACGTAAATGGAGAATTGAACCACATTTCAAGAGTTCCGTCGCTCCATTTGCGATATTTACCATTAGCATTGCTATCTTCTTCGATAACATGATTTTTGACTTTTCCAGTTTCAGGTTGCAACTCCAACAAATACGCATTATTCAAACAAATAAAAAGGAGAAATACATATGGCATATATAAGATTCTTAGGAGAAAAAACTCCGCACAAAGCAACCGTAATTCCGACAAATAATATCGTTACGGTTAAGTTTGGAACTGATGTAATAGAAAATAAAAATGGGTTTGATCTATTTCTTGATAAAGAATGCACAATAGATATCGGCGGGACTTTTTATCAAAAATTTACAACTATTTACAGGAATGATTCTGTTACAAAAAAGTACAACGGATATCAATTATCAAACGACGGAAGTGTATATGTCGAGCCTGAAATTTCTCCTAATCCTAAACCTTACAACCCTACATTGGATGAGGTAAAGGAAAGTAAAAAAGCGGAAATTAAGATGAAAGTACAAAATGAAATATTGTCAGATGTTATGATAGCGTCTTATGCGTTTGGCTACAACGAATCTGACATGATTGCCATTAGAAACGCATACGAAGACAGTATTTCAAGCGGAATGTCAGTTATTTTAAAAGATTCAACCGGACAGTCACGAGAATTGAATGAGGAAGAAATTACTGACTTGTATAAAAAGCAAGAGATCAAGCGTTTAGAAAAAGAAAGTTATGCGCAGTGTTTGTTGGATTATATTGATGGATTAACGAGCAAGGAAGCGGTTAATTCGGTTGAGTACGGCGATGAATTAACAGGAAAATATCTCGAAAAGTATAACGAAAAGGTATCAAACACTCAAAGTTACATCGAAAAAGTGATTAGCGGTAAAAAAGCGGTTGTGGATCAGGCAAAAATCGCTTCTCTCACTAATACGGACGCACAAGCCGTTGAAGTAAAAGGGCTGTACGCAGATTGGGAAGATGATCCAGACGGGTACGCATATGATGTACAAAACCAAAAAGATAAAAGAAGAAACTTTGGAGGGTTCTTGTGGAATCTGAATAAGAATCACCAGAAACAAAAGGACCGTTTTCCGGGGGCAGAACCTACATTGTGGACACAGCTTGTCGAAGGTTACGAAGGATCGTATTCAGATCCTATTCCCGTGCCAGATAGCGTAAACGTAAGTGGATTTGAATATGAATACGGGAAGTATTATATCGAAAATGAGTTAGTTTATTTGTGTAAGAGAGGTGGAGTTCTTAATCCAGAATCAATGTATGGTCAAAAAGAAAAATTGTATTTTAAACCATCGGCACTCATTGGACAATATTTTGAAATAGCGTAGGAGGAACAGAAATGGCGATAGCACAAACAATAACGGTTGTGGACGGAAAGACGTATCAGCCGGGAGAAGAGATATGGGATTTAGGAAGTTCTGTCTGTGTGGATGTGAGGGGAAATATCAGAAGCTATAAGGACAAGTATTATATTCAAAACGAGGTTGTGTATAAATGCACGAGGGATTCAGGTAATGCGTTACAGAGTGACATTTTAGATTTAATTGGTCATTATTTTGAAATCGCTTAATTAACGAGCGGGGCGCACTCCCGCTCGTAACATTAAACAGTGGTAGTTTCAACGATATACCCTATCAATTCATCAATATCAGCTTCATCTATAATAGCATTTTTGTTTCGAATTCCGTAATATTTAACATTGCTATTTCTTTCCCTTCTTACACCTATCATCAATTTTCCATAGTAAAGAAAAACGCATTTTTCCGTTTCGAGCGGTTTTCTGTCGTTTGCAAGTAAAAGGATGTCATAAGGAGAGTAATGCGGCATAAAATCCTCACAATTCATCTGAATACCCAAAAACACTTTTGCCTTAATATTGTCGGAAAAATCATCAATATCAATCGAGAAAAAATCGTTTGATGGAACTAAATGACCATTTTTATACTTAGGCTTCATAATACTTACTGATTTATGGTTTTCTTTCCTATTATTCAATGTCTTTTGATGTTGTATAAACCAACTGATCAGATATCTCGAATTTTCCGGAAGTTCTCTGCAAGTATTCAAACAATCTGTTGTACGTTCTTCCATTGTGTTCGCTCCGAATAGTTCGTCTACACTGATGCTGAATACCTTGGCGAGTTTTACAGCATTCGACAAGTTACAGTCAGAACTATTTTCGTACAGCATACCTCGTAGCGTGGAAAATGGGATTCCGGCGCGCTCTGATAATTCGCTTAGTGTCATGTTACCAATATAAGAGTTAATGTTTTCACGAAAATTATCCATTAGTGTAAAACCTTTGTCCGTTATTGATTTGTTACTTTTGTTCATTTCTTTACCTCTCGTAGTATTCTTTTTGGTTGTTTTATATGGTAAACTATGAATTGTCCTGTTAAACAGGGCGCTTCAAGTTCTGGCTTGGGAGTGTTTGTGAACCGCAATTCACTCCCAAAACCGATAACATTTTAACATTTTTGAAGTTATTATTCAAATTTTCAAGTCGACAAAAAACGACAACTGTTTTAAAACAACGTCCACATGTAAAAATACAGGATATAAAGAAAACATATGTTCTAAATATTCTTGTAATTGAGCAATTCCTGTTGGATAATATAAAAAAAGGAATTTCGGATGTGTTTTTGCAAAAGGAGGGTTACTGTGGAGTACAAAGAGAAAATTATTGAGATGGTTAATGAGATTGATTGTGAAGATTATCTTTTCAAGATTTATCATTACATACTGGTTAAATATAGAAAATACAAAGAAAAAAAGTCGGAAGATTAATTCTCCCGGCTTTTATACTTTTCTGCCATTTCTTTTGCAATTTTTCTTAATGCGCTTTTACTATCTTCATCTAATCCCATATATACAGTGATTAAGCTTTTGATAAAATCATCATCAGATTCTTCCAACTCTGATAAAAGTTCTGTGAACGAACCGTCTCTTTCTTTATACATCTTTCCAGTTCCATTTCTTAGCCAATCTTCATTGACGTTAAATTCCCTACATATAATATTGATGGTCTGTTCTGATGGTGTATTCTCGCCATTTTCTATTTTCCATACCGCTGAACGAGAAATAGAGATTTTCTTTCCAAAATCTGATTGATTCAATCCAGAGTTTGTTCGTATTTGCTTAATTCTATCTTTCATTAAATCACCTCCTTAATTGCAATATATCACTAAAATTACATTGAGTCAACAGAAAAGTATTGACAACGACATTTAATGTGCTATACTGATTACATTGAATCAACAAAGGAGGTGAAAACGTGACTAAATATCTTAAAGACAATTCACAGGTAGTAGAAGCCGTTATATTTTCTCATTTAAAGTTGGATGAATTTTTCAAAGAGTTTGGCGGAATTTCAGATGCTATAATTTTTCATCTTTCAGCAGAGGAAAAAAGCGTAGAAATTTCTTTCCCATTTGAAGAGCAAGAAAGAACCAAGGCTTTTTCGGGAGATTATCTCGTGCGAGGAGAAGAAATCCCCCGAAGTATTCCGACACGGTATCACTATGATGTGATTAGCAATCAAGAATTTTGTAAAAAGTTCAAGCCTTTGGATGTTAAAGAACAATTTTCTAACTCTTGAAAAACAAAAGAGTTATTTGCAGTTTTGGAAACATGTATGCCAGTTTCATAATCTTCTTTTATACATTCTGCGAGAGCAAATGCATAAGCAGTATCTTTTAAAAGAAGTTCATTGATATGTTTGACATCATGTTCATTCACACAAATAAGAAGTTCTTTAACAATGATTTTAGCACTATCCATGAGAAACACCTCCCTTCGGGGAGAATTATATCACAGAAAGGGGCGATAGAAAATGAATGAACTTATCAAAGTAAATTTTGATACGCAAACAGTATCAGCAAGAGAACTTCATAAACAAGTTGGAAGCACAGAAAGATTTTCGGCTTGGTTTGAAAGACAGTTGCAGTATGGGTTTGTTGAGAACGAAGATTATACAGGGTGTAAAAAGTTTAACACCCTAGCAAAACAGGAATTGCAGGACTACGAATTGTCTGTTGACATGGCAAAAGAAATTTGTATGGTTCAGAAAAATGAAAATGCAAGGAAAGTCAGACAGTATCTTATCGAATTAGAAAAGGCATGGAACACACCTGAACAGATTATGGCAAGGGCGTTGAAGATGGCAGACAAGACCATTGAGCAGTTAAAAACAGATAACAAGGCTCTTGAACAGAAGATCGAACAGGACAAGCCGAAAACAATCTTTGCAGATGCAGTCAGCACAAGTCACACATCAATTCTTATCGGAGACTTGGCGAAGTTGATTTGTCAGAATGGTGTGCAAATCGGGCAGAAACGATTATTCGAGTGGATGAGACAGAATAACTTCCTTATTAAAAGTGGTTCCTCAAGAAATATGCCGATGCAACGGTATGTAGAACAAGGGCTGTTTGAGATTAAGGAAAGCAACGTTCAGAATCCAGACGGAAGTGTAAGAATTACGAAAACTACGAAAGTTACTGGGAAAGGGCAGATTTATTTTGTGAATCAGTTTTTAAAGGGAAATACTTTAGAGAAGAGGTGTTAAAAATGGCAGGAGATGTATTAGAAATGGCAATACCAAAAGAAGAACAGGAAGAAATCAAAGAATTTATTTCTACATTATTAGTTCTTCCGAAAGAGGACAGGGCAGTTCTGTTGTCAAATGCAAATGCTTTTCGGGTAAGAAGAGACATTGAGAAAGCAAAGAGGTAAAAAGAAAATATGAAGCAGCCAAAGAAATTAACGAGACAGCAAAAGGAATGCTTATCCGCGCATCACTTGAATGCTGAAAATTGGGCGCTTGTCCAAGAAACGGATTTTTATTTGAAAATTATTAATAAGAGAACGGGAAATATTAAGAATGTGGATAAGTTTAGAAGAATAAGAAAGGGTGAAAGAAAGTATGCGGGAAACAAAACCGACGAAGTGCAAAATTGATGTACTTAAATTTGAGCACACAACGAACACTCCGGTTATTGAAGCAATGAAAAAAAAGAAAAATAAAATAAGTGATGAACAAATAATAATTACCGCGCAATGGATCATCATTGTTGTCATGGCTGTAATCATTTATATCTTGCAGGCAGGACCGATTTAAGGAGGCGAACAAAGAAATGTACAAAGAAATGGACAGAGAGGTAAAGAAAGACGCTGAAGAAGAAATGAACTGCATCTTGGATCTGCTCGAAGATTGGTGTCTGAAATACGATCAGGATTATGTAAATACGGTCGTACTTGTAAAAAATGATCAGATCACATCGTGGGGAACCGTAGGCAACCAAGAAGACTTTGACGTTTACAGAACAAAAAAGCGCCCATAAGAGGCGGCAGCCTCTAGGACGCATAACTAAACAACCAAGATTATTGTAACAGAAAGGATGAGAAAAGTGAAGAAGTTTAAACTAACAAGCGAATTTATTGTAGATATTTCCGGCGTGAAATTGTTTCGCATTAAAGCGTTAATTGAGTTTGGCAATGTAAAAGCCGGGGATTTGGGAGGATACATAGAAAAAGAAGAAAACCTGAGTCATATGGGCAATGCATGGGTTTCCGGCGATGCACGGGTTTCCGGCAATGCACGGGTTTCCGGCGATGCACAGGTTTTCGGCAATGCATGGGTTTCCGGCAATGCACGGGTTTCCGGCAATGCGCGGGTGTACGGAGATGCACAGGTTTCCGGCGATGCGCTGGTGTACGACAATGCGCGGGTGTACGGCAATGCGCTGGTGTACGACAATGCGCGGGTGTACGACAATGCGTGGGTGTACGGAGATGCACAGGTTTCCGGCGATGCGCTGGTGTACGACAATGCGCGGGTGTACGGCAATGCGCTGGTGTACGACAATGCGCGGGTGTACGACAATGCGTGGGTGTACGGAGATGCACAGGTTTCCGGCGATGCGCTGGTGTACGACAATGCGCGGGTGTACGGCAATGCACGGGTTTCCGGCGATGCACGGGTTTCCGGCAATGCACGGGTTTCCGGCGATGCACAGGTTTTCGGCAATGCATGGGTTTCCGGCAATGCACGGGTTTCCGGCGATGCACAGGTTTTCGGCGATGCACAGGTTTCCGGCAATGCGTGGGTGTACGGAGATGCACAGGTTTCCGGCGATGCGCGGGTGTGCGGCGATGCGCGGGTGTGCGGCAATGGGGACTATGCATACGCTCACGGTTTCGGATCTGTCAACCGTACAACGACCTTCTTCCGTCTCAAAGATGGCGGCGTGGGTGTGCGGTGCGGATGCTTCTACGGGACGCTTGCACAGTTCCGGGATAAGATCCGGGAGACACACGGAGAAACAAAGAAGGCACAAGAATACCTGATGCTGGCAGACCTGATGGAACTCAGATTCGAAGAGGATGAAAACGAAGTAGGAAATAGAAAATACGTTGAGTAATGAAAGAAGATAGTGTGATGTTAAATGCGGTGATGGCTGTGATTATTTACATCCTGCAGGCAGGACCGATCTAAGGAGGTGAACAAAGAAATGAACGAAGAAATAAAGAAAGACGCCGAAGAAGAAATGAACTGCATCTTAGAACTGCTCGAAGGATGGTGCCTGAAATACGATCAGGATTATACAAACGCAGTTGTACTTACAAAAAACGATCAGATCACATCGTGGGGAAGCATAGGCAATCGCGAAGACTTTGACGTTTACAGAACAAAAAAGCGCCCATAAGAGGCGGCAACCTCTAGGACGCATAGATAAACAACCAAGATTATTGTACGGGAAAGAAAGGAATTTGTAAAGATGATTAAATGCAGTAAAGGCAATGTGGAAATAAAAGGAAATTTAATATTATTAGAAGCAGAAACAATCGCGATATTAAGAGGAATAAGAAACACCCTCGAAGAATCGTGTGAAAAAAAACATGCAGAAGAATTAATGCAAAAAATATTTGAATTATCCGCAATGACGCGAGAAGAAATAGAAGAGGAAATGAAAAAATTAGCACAAGAAATAGAGAGAGAAATAGCGGAACACCTAATGAAATGAACGAGGAGCTTATTTTGTGGATCATCCGCTGGGAAGATCCGTACGCATTAGAGTGTAAGACAATGACCAGACTGGAAGTCGAAAAGTACGCTCAAGAAAATCAAAAAAGCGCGGAGGTACATATATAATCAATTAAAAAATGTGAATAAATTAAGTAGAAAGGAAAGAAGATGTATGAAAATAATTAAATTAAAAAGTATTCACATCCAGAATTTTAAGGGATGTGTGAACAAGTTAATTTCATTCGGCGAATTAACGAAAATATATGGCGCAAATGCAACTGGAAAGACAACGGTATTTGATGCTTTCACATGGTTGTTGTTCGGAAAAGATTCGCATGGAAGTGCAAAGTTTGATATTCGCACATTAGATAAAGACGGAAAGATGATTGACAATCTGGAAATATGCGTAGAAGCAATCCTTTCTGTCGATGGAGAAGAATATACCTTGAAAAAAGTTCAAAAACAAAAATTTGTGAAGAAAAGAGGGACAGGAACAACAGAGTTTCAAGGAAATGTTAATGAGTTTGAAATCAACGGTTATCCGAAATCAGAAAAAGATTTTAAAAAGTTTATTTCCGGCATGATTGACGAAAAGATTTTCAACCTTGTTACAAATCCGATCGCATTTACTTCTTTACCGTGGAAAGAACAGAGAGAAATCTTGATGCAGTTCGTTGCAGATTCTTCAGATGTTCAGATTGCAGAGGGGTACGGAGAAAAGTTTTTAAAACTTATTCCAGAGCTGAAAATCGCAAGCACGGACGATATTCTGAAAAAGTATACAAAAGCGAAGAATACATTAAAAGAGAAAATGACAGAGATCCCGGCACGCATTGATGAAGTATCGAAACAGCTTGTCACAGTAGATGTCGGTGCTCTTGAAGTGGAAAAAGCTGCGAAAGAAACTGCTTTGAAAAAAGTAGAGGATAAACTTGCTGGTGGAACTGAGAAAAGCAAAGAGATCAATGCTAAAAGAGAACAAGTGATGAACCTGAAATTTGATTTAAGCGATATCAGCAATAAAGAAACAGAGATTCTGATGGAAAAGAGAAGAGGTGTGGCTTCTGAATGCAACGAAGTAGAAGAAAAACTAATGTCTTTGAAAAGACAGGCTAATTCTATTGCGGTGGATATCGAAAGCGCAGAAAAGCAAAAAGAGAGTGCGGAAACTGATAAAAAGAAATTTATAGATGAATGGAGACGCGAAAAAGCAAGCGTGTTCCCAGAAATGAAGACATTCCTAGAATATACGCCATTGCCGGAACTTGCAGAAGACGATTTGATTTGTCCGACTTGCGGTCAATCTCTTCCGAAAGAAGTTCGAGAAAAGCGTATTTCTGATTATGAGGAAAGAAAAAAAAATGACGAAGAGAGATATAAAAAATCGAAGGCTGAATATGAAGAACGCTACATTTCAGATAAAGAAAAGTTTGAAAAGAACAGAGAAAACAATCTGAAATCCATTACAGAAAAAGGACAGAAAGCAGCAGATAATATTCGAGAATATCAGAAAATCATTAATGATAAACAACAGGAACTGGAAGCAGTCAATGCAGAAATCGCAAAATTCGAAGAAACATTAAAAGAAAAGGAAGAAATCATTGATTCAATCCCGGCTGTAGCCGATATGTCAAAAAATGAAGAGTACCAAAAAATCAGCGAACAGATTCTTATGTTGGAAAACGAAATCGAAGAAATGAGCAAAGAAACAGTTGGAAAAACAGAATTAGAAGCAAAAAAAGCTGTTTTGCGTGATGAAATCTCAGATATTATTGCGAAAATCAAATCTGTGGACAATTCAAAAGTTAAAGAGCGTATTGCAGAGTTGGAAAAAGAAAAAGCGGAAGTCGGACAGAAGATTGCAGAACAGGAACAAATGATTGATTTAACAGAAGAATTTATCAGAGAGAAAATGAATCGAATTTCTTCTGTGATTAACGAGAAGTTTGGGGGAAGAGTTACGTTTAAACTTTTTGAAGTTCAGATAAATTCTGGAATCAGAGAAACTTGTGAATGTCAGTGGGATGGAAGAACCAATATGAGTAATGGAGAATCTATCGTGGCAGGAATGTATATTTGCAAGGCGCTATCTGAATTATATGAAGTTAGTTGCCCTCTTTTCGTAGATAATTCGGAAGCGGTCAGCGATGGTAGATTTCCAGATATGAACTGCCAAGTTATAAAATTGTTTGTTTCTAATGATAAGGAGCTTGTAGTTTGCTAGAAATGTTTGATTAGGAGTGGAAAATGAGAGCAGAATGGAGAATCAAAGGAATTTATAAGGCTGATGCTCAAAAAGTCGCTGATGAAATCGGAGATAAAAAAGTTACACCACAAGAAATTCTTGAAAAGGCTAGAGATGAAACGTCTGAACTTCACAAGTGCTTTGAATGGGATGATAGTGTGGCAGCAGAACGATACCGATTGCAACAGGCAGGAAATGTATTGAGGATGTTGGTATTTACTCCAAAAACAAGTGAAGAACAGCCGGTGCGATGTTTTCACATAACTACGGAGAAAAATACATATCAGCCGACACAGCAATTCCTTGTTCAAGAAAACGAGTATCAGAGTCTTTTGAAAAAGGCATTGAATGAGTTAGAAACATTTAAACGAAAATACCATACACTTTCCGAATTGGAACAGGTATTTGAAGCGATTGAAAGCATTTAACAACTGAATATCTGTTTAATGGTAGGTGTAGTTGTTGGCTTGATTTCCAGCGATCAAATTTTAATTCAAAAAACAATAGCGAAATAGATTATAGGAAAGGAAAAAACAGAACATCGCAAACATTCAAGTCAATACCTACGCCTATCATTGGCAGGAAACAGCTAAGTAAAATTCAGTATAACTTAGAAAAGTAAATAACAACATAGGATAACGAAAAAAACAGTTTGACCGTCTTGTTGGTTGCAATAGCAACTGAAACCACACTTTACGAATGAATAGGACAGAATAATGAAGATTACGAAACCGAAGAATAGAAGAGCATATAAGAAAACAGACTATTGCAACGAACTGGGCGGTCAAATAGAAAATCATACAAGAGGGATATAAAAATGAAAAATGAAGATGTAATTGAATTAAAGCCATTAGGAAATAAGTTTATGGAAGTAACCATAGTAGGGGATAGTGATTTAGTCCTTAATAAAATGAATGATGTCAATGCAAAGCAGTTGATTGATAAGAGAAAGGATAAGGCAAAAGACACTACAAAACCTAATACGTGGGAAGAAATCATTACCTCTATGCACTGGTATAACGGAAAACCTACCGATTTTTCAGAAAAAGGTCTTGCAAAAGCATTAAAGGAAAATGCGCCTTGCATTACTGATTTTGGGTTGAAAAAATCTTTCGGAGACGCTGTAGTTCGCGCCGAGATCGACAAGTACAAGACAAAATTTGATGCAAACGTGAACATGGTGGATAAAAGCGGTTTAGTTCCGATTAAATTTGCAGAGCATTTTATTGATGAGAAATTGATGTCTCCAAAGAAAGGAAGTCCAGTGCTTGTTCATCTAAATCGATTTACTGGATGGAGCGCAACATTCACAATTTCTTATATGGAAAATGTATATTCTGCGGAACAGATTATCAATATCATCAATATTGCAGGATTTGGACTTGGAATTGGAAGTGGCAGAACGAGTGGTTTTGGAAGATACCATGTAGAAAATGTAAGGGCGGTGTAAAGAATGATCGCAATTAAAGCACGATACTTAAAGCATGGAGAAGCCATCGGAAAAGACTATGTTTTTGCTTGCAACTTCCTTCCGAAACTTGGAGATATTGTAAAAGCCGGAAAGGCAAAGGCGGTTGTGACGGAAGTAGATACATCAGATGGTGCGGTTTACAAGTACGATGGGGAATTAAGAGTAGTAGAAGAAATGGAGGAATAGATAAATGAAAGAGGAATTACTCAATATTGCCATGCAGTCTTTATCAGATGATGATGTGAAAGAAATTGTAAAAGATAAGTTTAAAAAGATGATGGAAAAAGCAGTAGAGGATGCTTTTCGGTGGGGAGATGCGGAAAAAGCAATCAAAAACAAAGTTACAGAGGTTATGGTTCCGTATATCGAAAAATATGACTTCTCCGAATATCTTCCTAAGCTGGATTCGGTTTTGACGGAAATTGTTAATTCTGATGCTTGCATGGGAAATAAAACAATCCTTGAAAATTTTAGAGATTTGATGATTGAGCCAGAGCAAAAAGAAATCAAAGTAACTGATTTGTTCAAAATTTGGAAAAAGCGGTGCGAAAAGGAAATTGATACAGATGGATTGGAAATTGATTACGATGATGGAGTTTCTTATTCGTGTGTAGACTGCGAAATGAGCGTAGAAGAACTTGATAAACCGTCATGGGGAAATGTACAAAGAGCAGTAATTACATTTCAAAACGAGCACGATGAATCACTTAATATCGAAATTCCTATTTCGAAATGGGCGCGGGATAGTGGAAAAGAAAAACCGTATACACTTTCATTAGAAAACGATTTGATGATTTCATCGTTGAGGTATATGGATGATTTCAAGATATTACTTATGCGTCTTACTAGAGCAAGAACATCAATCATTATTGATAAAGATTATGATACTGATGATATTTTTCCGGAAGCAGAACCAGAATCAAGTTTTAGTTAGTAGAAGAGGAGGAATAAATTATGTCAGAAAATACACAGGTGGTAACGCAGAATACAGGAACAGTAGCACAGAAACCAAAGACATTTGATATGGCTTTAATGGAGAAACTGGATAGCGTGAATGACGCACTTCCGAAAGATTTTAATAAACAGAGATTCGTGCAGAATACTCTTGCGCTGATCCACGATAACCCAAAACTCATGGAGTATAAGCAGTCGGAGATTATGTCCGGCTTGATGAAAGGTGCTACGCTGGGATTGGACTTCTTCAACAAAGAAGCATACCTCGTTCCATATGGAAGCCAGTTGAATTATCAGACGGATTATCGTGGAGCAAAGAAACTCGCAAAGAAGTATTCTATCCGTCCAATCAAGGATATTTACGCAAAACTTGTTCGTGAAGGTGATGAATTCGAAGAAGTTATCGAAAACGGAGAGCAGGGAATCAACTTCAAACCAAAGGCTTTTAATGATGGAAAGATTATTGGCGCATTTGCAGTGTGCTTATTCGCCGATGGGGGAATGGTATACGACACAATGAGCCTTGCAGACTTGGAGAACACAAGAAAATCCAGTAAGGCGAGCAATTCTCCGGCTTGGAAGAATTTCACCGGGGAAATGTATAAAAAGACAGTGCTGCATAGACTTTGCAAACATATTGAACTTGATTTTGAGAATCCGACTCAGCAGAGTAACTTTATGGCTGGAATGGAAATTGAAACAGATGTAAGCGAGATTGCACACAGAAAAATCGCAGAAAACGAAAATTCACAGCCATTTGAAGTTGTGGCAGACGTGGAAGCGAAAGAAGAACCAAGTTTCGTGACGGAGGGATAGAAAATGAGAGTAATTAGCCAGGATGGAATGCAAGATATTCCGTATAAGAAATTTGTATTTTCAATTACAAAAGACAACAGGATTGTAGCAACGATAGGTTGTACTGCTCCTCCAACAGAATTGTATATGTCATCAGTTGCAAAATATTCTATACAAGAAAAAGCCATGAAAGCAATGGAAATGTTGAGAAGTGCTTATACAGGGATGCCAGTTGTTTTTCAAAATATAGAACCTTCAGAAAAGTTTAGGGAATTACTTGAAATAACAAAAACGAACGGAATTATCACAATCACAGATGATAAAAAGTCGAAAATCGAATATGTCAATAATGTGATTTTTCAGTTTCCGAAAGATGAAGATGTGGAGGTATAGTATATGAAATTACATTTTTACATTTTGAAAGGACTATACGGAAGTAATCCAAAACTCACATATTCTGAATGTGAAGTGGACGAAAAGCCAAAAACTTATAAACCGATAAGCAGATTCCCGGACGGATATTTTAGTTCGTTCGTTAAAAAAGAAGATGTTGCGAGTTTAATCGGAGGAAACGTAGTTGTCTTAGAAGAAAAAGATGATAAGAAAGCAAAAGAAATATTTGCACATTATTTTGATCGAGCCATTGATCTTAAGAAAAGTGAAATAGATAACTTGGAAAAAAGTTAAAAGCTATTAACGAATTTGGGGATGTATAGCATGGACGAAGCAGAGAAAATAAAGATTATTGCCGAACATTACGGATATGACTCGCAAAGCAGACAGTGCATTGAAGAGATGGCAGAATTGACACAAGCCATCAATAAGTGGTGGAGAGTTTGCGGAAACGGTCAAAGGACTGAGAAAAGTATTGCAGAGTGCAGAGACAATTTGGTTGAAGAAATTGCGGATGTGCAGATTATGTTATGGCAGATCGAATACCTGCTTCTTTCTACACCGGAAGTAAATCAGATGATTACACAGAAATTGAACAGGCAGTTGGAAAGGATTAAGAGAGAATGGTTGAATTTGAACAATTAAGCTTTTTAGACGATGAAAAACCTTTATTCAAAATTAAAAATCCCATTATGTTGATTGAACTTTTTGCAGGAGTTGGAAGTCAAGCAATGGCACTTAGAGATTTAGGAGCAGATTTTGAACATTACAGAGTGGTTGAACTCGATAAGTATGCTATTAAAAGTTATAACTCAATTCATGGAACAGAATTTCCAAAAATGGACATTACCCAAATTCATGGTTCAGATTTAGGAATTGAAGATGTAGAAAAGTTTACATATTTGATGACATATTCATTTCCATGCCAAGATTTATCAGTTGCCGGGAAACAAAAAGGAATGGCAAAAGACAGTGGTACAAGGTCTGGATTGTTGTGGGAAGTGGAACGATTGTTGAATGAAGTTGAGAATTTGCCACAAGTGCTGCTTATGGAAAATGTGCCACAGGTTCACGGAAAGAAAAATATAGAAGATTTTCAAAACTGGATATCATTTCTTGAAAGTAAAGGCTATTCGAATTATTGGCAAGACCTAAACGCAAAGAATTATGGAGTTGCACAAAATAGAAATCGTTGCTTTATGGTTAGCATTTTGGGAGATTGGAAGTTTACATTTCCAGAACCAATAGAACTAAAAAGAGTAATGAAAGACTATTTAGAAGATGTAGTAGATGAGAAGTATTACATAAACAATGAGAAAGCGCAAAAGCTGATACAAAAACTTATTGACAATGGAACACTTCAAAATACAATTCCTACAGACGGACAGACGGACAGACGGACAGTTGACGGAACTGTCAATAAGCCAAAGGCAAGAGCAATTGGAAATTGTATCAAAGCAAGGTATGATGCCGGTATCAGCAATTTGCGGTCAGACGGAAACTGTGTTGTTGAAAGCAATAGACTTGTCACTTAACAACCCAAAAGAAAAAGATATTTCTAATTGTATTTTGTCTCATGTTTCAAAAGACGGAAATTCAATAGGGAAATATGCATCATTAAACAACGGAGTGATTGAATGCAAGATGTAAAGGTTATAGGTTCATTTGAAAGCAAGTTTGAGAGTACGAACCGAATTTATGACGAGGGGTGGTGTAGTCCAACATTGAGTACAATGCAAGGCGGAAATAAAGAACCGAAAATTTTACAAGCTAGTTCGATACGAATGGTGCGAACGGAAGAGGGCAAAGCATTGAGAAAACAATATGAAAACCACGAATTGCAACACGGATTTAATGAATATCGAGAGCCGGAGTTAAGGAAAGACGGAGTGACTAATACATTAAGTACGGTTCCAAAAGATAATTATGTTTGCGTTGCTATGCGTGGCAGAAATCCGGAGAATCCATCAGACAGAACGTCAGGAGTACATACAGAGCAATGCTTGGAAATAAATCAAAACGGAACGAGTAATACGCTCACAAGCGTTCAGAAAGACAATCTAGTGATGCAAACCAATAATTGCATTGATATACAATACAGAATACGAAAACTAACTCCGAGAGAATGTTGGAGATTAATGGATTTCAAAGATTATGATTTTGAAAAAGCACAAGAAGTAAATTCAAATACACAGTTGTATAAACAAGCAGGGAATTCGATTGTGAAGAATGTGCTTGTTGCAATATTTGGACAAATGATTGATGGAAAGGAAAATGTTTACAAGGAGGTGGTCTAATGCTTATGAAATGTATAAATTCTGGTAGTAGTGGTAATGGATATGCACTCATTTCAGATGATGAAGTTCTACTAATAGAATGTGGAGTTCCGTCGAAAGAAATGTTGCGTGCGATTGATTATCAGACAAGTAAAGTTGCCGGATGCCTTATCTCTCATGAGCATGGTTAAGGAGACCATGCAAAGTATATCAAGCAGTACATGAAATACGGTATCAAGTGTTACACCTCTGATGAGGTACAGGAACGTATTGAAACAATCTATGGAGAAAAAACGATAGGAATGAATCGTATGCACGTTGCAAAAATCGGTTCATTCCAAGTGATACCGTTCCAGTCACCACATAACGGTACAGAATGTGACGGTTTCTTGATTAAACATGAAAAAATAGGTTGCTTGCTATTTATTACAGACGCAGAATATTGCAAATACGATTTCTCAAAAAGTGGTATCACTCATGCAATGGTTGAGTGTAATTATTCCGAGGATTATTTGGACGTAGAAGAAAATCAAGGAAAATCAAATCATGTACTTCAAGGTCACTTAGAGTTGCAAACTTGTAAAAGGCTCATACAGACGATTAATAGTCAAATGCTAAGAAGCGTAGGCTTACTGCATTTAAGTTCGCAGAATGGAAACCCAGATCGTTTCAGAGAAGAAATAGCAGAATTAGTTGATCGTGATGTGGATGTATGGGTGGCAGAAAAAGGTATAGAAAGGGAATTACGGTTAGAGCCGTTTTGAGGAAGAAATATGGAAGTTTTGTATGTATTATTTATCATTTCTTTTTTAGTATGGGTTGGGTGTTTGGTTTATTCAATGGTAACAAAAAATAGCACTCCTATGTTGGTTTCTTGCTTAATAATGAATTCTATTGCAATATTAATTAATTTAATAAATTTAATGGGGTGAAAATTCATGAAAGAAACATTAAAAGTAAAAGACATTTTATCAAATTGCGAAGAAAGAGCGAAGAAATGTAGAGGGTTAGCAGATAAAGCGGTTGAGAATGTCGGACACGGAGAAAGTGAAGAGTCAGCGATCGGTGCTTGTGCATTCTTTATGCAAGAACAAAGAATGTATCGGCAGATTATACCGGACATTATAAAAGAATTAGCAGAAAGCGAGGACAAGGAAAGAATAGTATCGTAATTGTGGGACGCGCGGTCAGAGACGCGGAAGTTAGATATTCCACTGGTGAAAAATCGACAGCATTTGGAAATTACACTCTTGCAGTTGATAGACCGTACAAAAAAGACGGAGATAAAGAAACAGATTTTATCATGTGCAAGGTAGTTGGGAAAACTGCTGAATTTGCAGAAAAGTATATCACAAAAGGTGTGAAGATGATCGTTCGTGGTCGCATGCAGATTGATAACTACACAGACAGGTACGGAAACAAAAGACAATCAGCGTATGTTTTCGTTGAGCAACAGGAATTTGCAGAAAGCAAAAATGCGAATCAGCAGAATAACAATGTGCAGGCTGGTCCGTCACCTTTTGGTAATATGCCTACCGATTCGGAGGGGTTCATGAACATTCCTGATGGAATAGACGAAGAATTACCATTTAATTAAAAGAAGGCGGTGACAAAGATTGAGTTATCAAAACTTTAGACAAATAAAGGCTATTGAGCAAAAGAATAAACAACGGTTGCTTGAGGTTAATTCGAGGTTAGATGATGAAAGTGGAATTTACTTTCTGACAAGAGAAGATGAACAAGGTTTCCGATACGCTTACATCGGACAAGCAGTACACATTTTGACTAGACTTGCGCAACACCTTGTCGGTTATCAGCATATTGATTTGTCGCTGAAAAAGCATGGTCTGTATTCAGAAGAGAATCCGTATGGGTGGAAAGTGAATTTTAGACACTATACAACAAATTTGCTTGATAAAATGGAGCAGTTATGGATTAAGCAGTATGCGGATAAAGGTTATCAGTTAAGAAATAAAACTTCTGGAAGTCAAGGCGAGGGAAAGGCACAGATTGCAGATTATCGACCGCAGAAAGGTTACAGAGACGGTTTAAAACAAGGAAGAATTAATCTAGCTAGGGAATTATCGTCTATCGCAGAAAAGCACCTTAAAATCGAAATTAGGGACGATAAGAAGAATAACAAGATTTCGCAGCGACAGTTTGAGAAGTTTAAGGAACTGTTGAGTGAAGAAAAAAGCGTTTGATTAAGAATACAGAACTTGAAGAACAAAGAATTGAGGTCTCGGTATGAGCGGTTGGATAAAAATACATAGAGACATTTTGTATCACGAAATATGGAGTGATAAGCCGTTTTCAAAAGGGCAAGCGTGGATTGACCTTATTCTTATGGCGAATCATTCAGACAATAAATGCATGGTCGGGAATAAGGTAGAAGAAATTAAGCGTGGTAGTTTTATCACGTCTGAACTGAAATTGATGGACAGATGGGGATGGGGCAGAAAAAAGGTTCAGTTGTTCTTGAAGTTTCTGGAAAGTGAATCCATGATTGTCCGAAGTGCGAACAACAAAAGAACAGCAATAACCATTGTGAATTATGATGTTTATCAATATCAGGGAACATCAAAAGAACAACAAAAGAACAACAAAGGAACATCAAAAGCACACAAACAAGAAAGAAAGAATGAAAAGAATGTAAGAAATTATAATAATTTCGAGCGTAGGAAGTACGACATGGATTCACTAGAAAGTAAGTTGATGGAGGTGAATATGAATGGCAAAATCAATAAAGCATAGTTTCAATGGAAGTCCAAGGAAACAGTCGATAGGATACAAGACTGGTAATATGGCAGCTTTTATGTATGCCGGTTCAAAACGAAAGAGAAAGAAAAGGGTGAAAGGAAAATGAAAAACGTGATTAGGAGTATCCGGAAAGGTTCTGCGCAGTGGAACGAGGAAGACCGGCTTAAGATAGCAACGTTGTTATTAAAGGCTGGATACTCTGTCAGAATTGGCAGACAGCAGATTCCTGATTCTGGCAATAAAAAGCAGATGGAGTATACAGTGGAATACTGGGAGGAAGAGTGAATGAGTTGGGCGAACAAAGCACATAAGCGGATAGAAAAACAGAAAGAAGATGAAAAGTTCAATCAAGATGTGAGAAATGCAATGGATTTATTTTTTTCTCATAACGGCAGATTATCTTCACAGGCATGAGTGATATTCAAAAAAGAGACTTATTAGGTTCATCGATTTTGCAGTTCAACAACTGCATTACGCGGAAGAAGATAGTAACTACTTTCTCTTGATGAATGAAGCGTTATGTGACGAAACCGGGATAAATGTTTTAAAGGGATTTGTGAGAAAGAAAAAGAAATATAAGAAGTGACAACAGGAATTTTGATACTGGCAGCGTTTCTGATCGGAGCAATGGTCGGGTACTGCTGCGGAAAGGATGAATAATATGGAAAAAGAATTTACAAAAGCAGATTTGAAAGATGGTATGGTGATTGAAACAAGAGAAAGAGGAAGATACCTTGTGCTTGGAAATATAGCTACAAGAAATAGTGGTTACAACAGGTTAAGCAGATATGGGGATGATTTAACAGAACATTCATTTCACAATAAAGCATATGACATTGTTAGAGTTTTTAAGGTAAGGAATGATTGCTCGAGCAATTTAGAAGGTCTACTTGAAGATTGCAATCTTGAAATTATCTGGGATCGCAAAGAAACCAAGCGCATGACTGCCGAAGCAATGCGACAGAAGTTGGAAGAACTGACAGGAGAGAAGATTGAGGTTGAACCAAGTAGAGAAGAGATGATTGGTGCGTGTTATGAGTTCTGCAATAAAAGAAAATGTTTGAGCACATGTGCTTTGAGAGATAGCGGAACTTGCACTTTTAGAAACTATTCCGATGAACAATTAAAAGAATGCTACGAGAAGGTGATGAAAGATGAACGAAAAGAAAGTTAGAGAAGCGATATATTGCATGAAGTCATTTGCAGACGATACAGTGTGTGAAGAGTGCGATAACTATGATAGATGTGATCATACAATGGTTGCCGATAATGCCAGAACTGCAATCGAAGCACTGGAAAAGCAGTTGCCAAAGGAAGCAGTAAAAAGAAGTCTGGTCAAAGATAATGGTATCGTTGTTGGACCTGTTGGCAGATGTCCTTGTTGCAATGAAATTATTGATGATACTATGACGGTTTGTGATTGTGGACAGAAGATTGATTGGTCGGAATAATATATTTGAGTTCCCTGCGAGTGACTGTTGGGAACGGAAAGGTGGAAAATATGAAATTATATGTATGCAGTAATAGCACAAATGGAATAAAAAATATTGACGGTATTTATTATTTGATTACGGAAGAAGGAGAATGTTTAGCATCTCATTTGTGTTCTTCTAAGTATTATGCAAAAGGTGATTTATACGAGAACAGACCAGAAAGAATTAAAAAATATACAGAACGTTTTGGTAAATGCAAATGTTTGTATCTTGGAGAAGACGATATGACTTTTGAGAAACTTCTTGAATTAAATTACAAGTTCGCACAGGAAGAAAAATAAGTGAGTAAATTGAGTTTCCTTGGAGAATCTGTAGAACCAGAAGATGCCGAGGTTATCGGAAACATTTTCGATAATCAGGAGTTGTTGGAGGTGGAGAGATAAATGAAAGCACCTAAAGAAATAGCAAGTAAAGCAG